CCCCGCCGGTTACAGCGACCAGGACGGAGGTACTTGGCTGGCTGGCTTTTGAAGTCGGCAAAACCGGGTCTTTATCCCTGGATCATCCGCTGGCGGATTGCGGCATTGAACATGCCGACATTGGCTATATTGAAATCAGGGAAGTGTAACGACTGAGGCCCAAAAAATTAAGGAGTGAAGGAAAATGATTATCGGAATATCGGGAAAAGCAGGTTGTGGAAAATCGACACTCGCCGAGATGCTGACAAAAAATCTTGGCGAACAGTGGATCCGCATGTCGCTCGGCGACGAAGTGAAGAAGGAAGCCGCTGAAATGTTCAATTTCCCCCTTTGGATGGCCTACGACAGCGAAGCGAAAAAATGCGTTGTCTACGTCAAGGATGTCGACCGGAAGATGACCATTCGGGAAATCCTGCAGTACTGGGGCACGGATGTGCGGCGAAAAGAAGACCCGGATTATTGGACCAAAAAACTCCATGAAAATGTCCCGGCAGATAAACACGTCATTATCGACGACATTCGCTTCGTCTCCGAGGTGGAGTTTGTCAGAAATCTCGGCGGCAAGGTTTTTCGCCTGACTGCGTACAACGGATATGATCCACCGGCAGCTGGCGCCGATCATGTCAGCGAGACCGAGTTGGATGGCTATGATTCTTTCGATGCCGTTTTTACCCCGGCGTTCGGAGAGCTTGGGTGGGTGGCAGCGGTAATGGTCGCAAAGAGTATCATTTGATGAAAGCAGATTATTGGCGATAGGAAACTAGAAGCAATCATCTGAAAATTCAAAAATGGAGTAAGCCATGAGTCATTTTAGTGTGTTGGTGATAGGAGAAAACATCGAGCAGCAACTTGCTCCTTACCATGAATTTGAATGCACAGGGTGTAACGATGAATACGTACAGGATATCGATGTCACTGAAGAGTCTATCGAGTGGGGAACAGATAAGGAGACTGGTGAATTCTCTCTTGAAGAGGCGCTTGGATACCACGGACTTGACGACAAGATCGTTGCCGATATCTCCGAGGTAGATACAAACGAGGCTCACAAATATGGGTACGCCATTGTCAAGGGTGGCAAGTTAATCAAGGCTGTCAACCGTACCAATCCCAATAAACAATGGGACTGGTGGGTGGTAGGTGGGCGGTGGGCAGGTTACTGGCGTATGAAGGAAGGGGCTACAGGAAAGTTAGGCGAACGTTCTTTCCTTGGTTCGAATGCTGACAAAGGTACTGCTGATTCTGCACTAAAAAAAGACATAGACTTCGAATACATGATGGAGGCGGCGGGGTTAAAAGCTGGCTTGGTCTGGGACAAAATTCGCGCGGTCGTCTCTGAAGATGATTTTTCCACATTTGCTTCATGGGAAAAGATACGAGAGGCTCATAAGGGAGACATTGATGCAGCCAGAACAGCGTACGGCGAGCAGTCTGCGGTCAAGAAATTCAAAACAATTGAAAACGTAGGTTTTTTTGACAAGGTGGAAAGATATTGCCTGACTCGCGACGAGTTCGTTCAGTCCGCCAAGGATAAAGCCATCTCCACCTTTGCTGTCGTAAAAGATGGTCAGTGGTATCAGAAGGGAGAAATGGGCTGGTGGGGTTGTGTCAGTGACGAAAAAGCCGGGTACGACTGGTGCGCTGAGTTTGCAAGCCTGATCGAAGGATTGCCTGAGGATACTCTTTTAACTGTGGTTGACTGTCACATTTGACACCTGTCGGGTGTAGAGTTTGATGTTAGGCACTATGCCCGATTACGAAATACAATCTCAATAAGGAATTTGATATATGGAATCGGACAAGAAATTACTGGCAACTGCAGCGATGGCAATTGGCCACACGCTTTATCCAGAATGGGATTGCGCGATAAAAGGGATACTCCTTGGAGCTGGCAAGGATGGAGATCCGCAGGTTGTATGGAACCCGCTCGATGACGATGGTGATGCCCTCCGCCTCCTCGTTGCCATGCCGAGTCTGTGGTCATTATCATTGAGATTTGGAGCCCCGACCATTGAAATGGCTGTTTTGTGGGGGATGGGGGATGGTGTAAAAGTCAGAAAATTTGCCAGTGAAGGCACGGATCGTGCGGCAGTCATGAGACGTGCGATTGTGGAAGCAGCCGCAAGATGTTGTAAATGATGCTGCAAACAGATAACAACAAGGAATTAAGCAGTTCCGTATAACACCACAAACGTGGTGTTATACGGAATGAACAATCTCCCCGGCTTCAAAAAAAGGCCGGGATTTTCTTTGTCCCGTTTTTTATAAGCAGAATGATCTGCTCATAACAATTAGTCATTTCGCAATTTTCGCGCCACACTCACGGAGCAGATCGGCGGCCTGGATCTCATTCAACCGGGGGCTTGCCCAAAACCGAGCGGCGACATCCCAGGTGGCAATCCGACCGACGAGCGGCAACACCTGGAGTTTCTCCGCCAACTCGCGGCGCAAGAAAATAAATGCTGCTGGCGAAAAAAAAATAAATAGACATCTTCCTGACTCGTTGCATCACGTTGCTGTCAGGCATAAATAGGCAACAAAATTAGAAAACGTTTCCTCACTAGGAGTAATGTCCGCTAGTGTCCACTGTTTCGCCATTTTTTGCGTTGGCACTTCCGAAAATGCCGCGAATGTTTCACTTGAAGCAATAATAACCAGTACAATATTGCAAAATATGCAACACTGCGGTATTATCCAGGGCATGAATAAGGCGATTAAAACCCTGCAAGACCTCATCCCCCTTATCCCTCTCATTCCAGGCTACACTGGCGACGAAGGCGAAATCGTCATAACTATTGGACAACACAAAGGATCGGCAAGAACGATCGACATCACATTTTCAACCGTCGAAAAGCTCACTCTGCAAGGCGGATCTCTCCAGCGGATCAGTAAAAAAAAGATGAGCATTGCCAGTATTGCAAATATTGCAACGTAATATTGCAGTTATCGAAACAATGAGATATAATCACATTAATTTATAGGATTCCTGACGACTCCCTGAGTGTTCCGGGACTCACGTTATAGGCTCCAGTTGTGCATCGCGCATGGCTGGAGCCTTTTTTATTTTCAAGGGTTTAACTGATGGCTGGGAAGAAAAAACTGATTGACTGGGAGCGCATAGAAAAACCATTTCGGGCTGGCCGGATAAGCGTTTTGCAGATCGCTGCCGAGTACGAAAATGATACCGGCGTATCGATTTCCCACACCGCTATCAACAAACATTTTGCCAAACTTGGAATCAAGCGCGACCTCAGCGAGAAGGTCCAGGCAAAGGCCGATTCCATGGTTTCAGCGGCCATGGTTTCAGGGCGCGTTTCAACTGAAACCATGGCGACCGATGCCGAGATCATAAACGCCGAAGCATTGAGCGTCGCGAACATTCAATTTTCCCATCGGCTGGACATTCCGAAAAAGCGCGAACTGGTCGCCAAGCTGTTCAGCGAGATTGAAGCGCAAACCGATAACGCGGATTTTCTGGAGCAGGCCCGGCTTGCTTTGGGCCAGGGAGATTTGCCAGGTCTGGCAACAGCGCTGGAGAAAGCAACGTCTCTGCCGGCCAGGATCAAAGGTGTCTCCGATTTGGTCGGAGCGTATAAAACTTTGATCAGTTTGGAGCGAGAGGCGTTTGGTATCACGGTAGGTGATAGTAAGCCGACAAAGGCAGCTGCTGGCGCACAGGAATTGTCCGAAGCGCTTATGGAGATGATTAGATCGTGACTACCAGGGAAGAGCGCAAAGCGATGTACTCGATCATCATCCAGGAGGCCAAGGCCCTTGGACCTGCTTTCCTGCGACAAGCGCTTCGGCAACTCGCTCTTAACGATCTCTTCTTTTTATTGGTGTATGTCTGCAAACGTAGCGATATCGACCGCGATTTTCTGTTCGACCGATGCCGAGAGGTTAATGCGTCTCCCGATGGCATGCTCGACCTGTGGGCCAGGGAGCATTATAAATCCACAATCATCACGTTCGGGTTGACAATCCAGGACATCCTCCACAACCCAGAATTAACTGTCGGGATTTTTTCTCACACGAAACCAATAGCCAGGGCATTTCTCAGGCAGATAAAGTACGAGCTCGAAAACAACGACAGGCTCAAAGACCTGTTCCCCGAGGTCTTGTATCAAAATCCTCGCCAAGAATCTAGCAACTGGTCTGAGGACAAGGGCATAACGGTAATCCGTAAAACCAACCCCAAGGAGGCCACTATCGAGGCCCATGGCCTGGTAGATGGACAACCAACAAGTAAGCATTTTGGTCTGCTTATATACGATGATGTTGTCACCAGAGAGTCGGTAACGTCGCCCGAGATGATTAATAAAACCACCGAAGCCTGGGAATTATCCCTCAACCTCGGATCCCACGGGGGGCGGGTTCGGTATATCGGTACTCGCTATCATTTCAACGATACCTGGGGCAAAATCATTTCTCGGAAAACGGCCGTAGCCCGAATCCATCCGGCAACTGATGACGGTAAACCAGAAGGCAAGCCGGTATTTCTCACGAAGGAAGAACTGGTCAAAAAGCGTCGAGACATGGGTAGTTATGTGTTCGCATGCCAAATGTTACAAGACCCCAAAGCTGACGAGGCTCAAGGATTTAAACAAGAGTGGCTTAGGTTTTGGGAGCCGGCGAATTGGCAAGAGATGAATAGATATATAGTCGTTGACCCTGCGAATGCTAAACGAAAAATGAACGACTACACATCTATGTGGGTCTTTGGCCTGGGCCGAGATAAAAAATACTACATCATTGACCTGATCCGTGACCGCCTCAACCTCACCGAGAGAACCAAGGCACTATTCGACTTACATGAAATGTACGAACCAATCGGGGTTGGGTACGAGCATTACGGCATGCAGGCTGATATCCAGCACATAGAGTTTGTTCAAAATATCAAAAATTACAGGTTTGATGTAACGCCACTTGGCGGGCAGATACCTAAAAACGACAGGATACGAGGGCTCATACCTCTTTTCGAGGAGGGCCGTATTTATATTCCAAAATCGTTGGTGAAGGTTACACTCGAATCGCGGGCCACTGACCTGATCGAAAAGTTTATAAATGATGAGTTTGTACCATTTCCGGTGTCAGCACATGATGACATGCTCGATTGCATGGCGAGAATTCTTCATCCGGATTTGATGGTTGAGTTTCCTAAAGAGCAGAAGTCCCCAAAAATCCCATTATGGAAACAACGAATTCGACAGGCTCAATCCTCACAGGCGGCATAAATGGCAGACGATAATAAAACCACTGCAGCTGAGAATTGGGCCAGATACGATTACGGGGTTAGCCGCGGTCACCGGGAATATACCGAGACGGCAAAACTCCTTGAGGGGATGTATCTCGGGGGCGGGTATGACGGCAACGGGCGGCTGAAAGGTGGCGGGCAATGGACACAGGCCGATTTGGATATTTTGAACGAAGAACGGCGCCCGGCCTACGAGTTCAACGAGATCAAACCGGCGCTCGATGCGGCTTTTGGCTACCAGATCAGCAACCGGATGGATATTTCATTCAGACCGCGCTCGGGAGATGCGACGAAGGAAGCCGCCGAGGTCAGATCGAAAGTCGCGATGCAGATTGCCGACAACAACAAGTTGCCCTGGCTGGAAACCGATCTATTCAGCGACGGGCTTATCCAGCAGCGGGGTTATTACGATATCCGGATGTCGTTTGACGATTCGGTCGACGGAGAGGTCAAGATCCGCACAATTGATCCGCTCGACGGGATGCCCGACCCTGATGCACGGAGCTACGATCCGAATGAGTGGGGTGATTGGATCGAGACCCGCCTTCTCTCCCTGGATGATATTGAGCAGGATTACGGGATGGCAGCCCGCAGGATTGCCGAAACCGAAGCGCTTGGCACCGCCGATGAAACCAGATGGGGTGACGATGGCGACGGAGAGTTGCGAAACACATTCGGGACCGAGGATCGATTCGATTCCTCTTTCGTCGTGGCCAAGGTCAAGAAACTTAGGGTGATCGATCGGCAGCACTGGATCAGGAAAGTATCGGATGTTGCGATTCATCCGGGTGGAGATATCAGGCCGCTCTCCGGAGATGAGACACCGGAGCAACGGGCCGAGATGCTATCCAAGGGTGTGCTCATCACCAAGAGGAGAATCAAGCGGGTACGCTGGACCGTGACAACCATAGACGCCGTTCTCCATGACGACTGGAGCCCATACGACAGGTTGACGGTTGTGCCGTTCTTCCCGTATTTCCGGCGCGGCAAGAGTCGGGGAATGGTCGATAATGCGGTTGGTCCTCAATTGGCCCTGAATAAGAGCGCGAGCCAGACCGTCCATATCATCAACACCACGGCCAATAGCGGATGGCAGCTCGAAGAAGGCCAGCTCACCAACATGAGCACGACCGATTTGGGCGCATGGGGAGCAAAAACCGGTCTGGTTATTGAGCGCAAAAAAGGGACGGAACCACTCGAAAAGATCAACGCAAACCCGATGCCGCAGGGAATGGCAGAGCTTGTCACACTCAGTTCCAAGATCCTGCAGGACGTAACTATCCCGGATGCAATGCGCGGAGTGGCGAACTTCGAGGAGTCAGGGGTTGCGGCCCAGAGCAGGCAGCACGCCAGTCAGCAGATACTTGCCGTTCCGCTCGACAACCTGGCCCGGACCAGGCACATGCTGGCAGGCTGGATCAATTACGCAATCAGCAAATACTATACGGCGGAACGGGTATTCAAGATTACCAAACAGAATCCTTTCACGGGCAAGGAAGAGCAGGAGGATTTGGTGATTAATGAGTTCGACCCGGGGACTGGCCAGTATCTCAACGACATGACAGCCGGTGAATATGATGTAGTGGTTGCCGAGCAACCAATGCAGATCACGTTCGACAACAGCCAGTTTGAGCAAATCAGCAGTATGCGGAAAGACATGGGTGTCGCGATTCCTGACGCGGTGGTCATTAAGCATTCGAATTTGAGCGATAAGCACGAAATTATTACCGCCATGGAAGGTGCAGGGCAGCCACAACAACCGGTTGACCCGACTCTTGAGGCAAAGGCCCGGCTGATTGATGCACAGATCAGGAAGACCGACGCGGAAGCGATCAACAAGACTATTGAGGGGATGTTCTCGGGTTCAGAGACTGCGCAAAATATTGCGATGACTCCGCAGCTTGCGCCAGTAATGGATCAAATCCTCAAGAGTTCCGGGTGGGTTGATAAGGACGGCCCGCCGCTGGTCGACAACTCAGCGATTCAACCAATCCCTGAGAATCCGGGACCGGAAAACACGAATCCTTTGACGCCGACCAATCCGAGTGTGGGAATGAATGCCGGGATTGAAGGCGGGGATATTGTATGAGCGACTGGTTCAAGGACGAAATGGAAGCTTTCATCATCCAGTGCATACACGATGGGCTCACTGACGAGCAGATCGAGGAGGGTGTGAATATCGCCATGGCAGATCATGCCACCAGGTATCCATGCGTTGCTGAATGGACGGGAAGCCGGTACGAGATGGTGGGCGCGTGAAACAGAAGATCGTCGGCTCATATTATTTCGGTCCGGACCAGGTGGAAGTAGTTTTGCGCGAAGGAATTGGCGCAGAATATTATCACTTCCCCGAAAAAGGAAAAATCCCAAGGATAAAGATAGGGGCAGACTATGAAACGTTCGAAGGTCTACTTGAGGCTATTTTGCATGAAACCATAGAGTTTGCAATAGACAGATACGGGTGCAGTTTTAAAGGCTCACGTATCCAGACAACTGAGCAGACACAATATCTGTTTGTCTTCAACCATACGGAGTTTTCAGAGATCAACGCAAGATCGGCAGAGTTTCTTTCATTGTCCTTGAGTGACATCAAAAAGGCGTGGAAGAAGTGGAACAAAAAACAACAAGGAAACAAATAGATGCCAGACATTAAAGACGAATTTAAGGACGAGTTCGAGGAATATATCGAACCTGTGGACGAAAAGATCCTGCGCGGCGATACCACGGATGACGATCAGGGCGACAACGACGATGACGACGAAGCCTTGAGTGAGGTGGAAAAACTGCAGGCTGACACCGCTGCGGGGAAAGACCTCGAGGCCGATGCAGGAACCGCAGGCCAGGACGATGGCAAGCAGCAGGCCGAGGCCAAGAAAGAAGAACGCTCTCAACATATCCCCCGCGAACGATTCGATGAGGTGAACACCAAGTTGAAAGAGGAGCGAGCGGCCAGGGAATCACTGGAAGCACGGCTTGCTGCTCTCGAAAAGCCATTTGTCCAGCCGGACGACGAAACGAGCCAAGGGGCCGGCGCCGCCAAGCCGGTCGACCTGAAATCCATGCTCAAGGAGTACAACGCCGCCATCATGGACGGCGATGAAGATTTGGCCCTGGCTCTGGCTGAGACGATTGAAAACGAACGGTATCGCCGGGCGGAAGAGGCGGCGGAGAGGAAAACCGATGCCCGCCTTTCCGAGCGCGAGCAACAGAAAACGGTACAAGAGGCCCAGGCGACATTCACCAGGACTGTTGCCAGTATCATCTCTCAGTATCCGCAACTGGACGCCACCGCCGAAGGTCGCGACCAGGAGGCAATTGACGAGGTGGTTGAGTGGCGGGATTTCTATTATGCCAAGAGCGGCGATCTGAGCGATGCGCTCACCAAGGCCGTCGGCAAGGTTATGAAAGGATTCACGCCGCCGGCAGCGCGAGAAGACAAGCGGAAAGCCGAGCAGGCCCGGATCAACGCCGACACCGCGAACCGTCAGCCGCCGCCGCTTTCCGGCACCGGCAACCGGTCGATGGATGTCAAGCCGAGGGTGCCGGACGCTCAAGACGAGTATGAAAAACTTCCCGAAAAAGAGCGGGAAAAACTGTTGAAGTAGGTCAAGACCCAAAAAGCAAGCAGCACCTCGCCAATGGAAGAGGCGGTAAACCTTCCCGGACCCTTGGAACCGTATTCCATGATTCAGCCTGGTAAAGAGGCGGCAATCTTTATCCCGGTTGGCTCCCGAAGAAGCCAAAAACGAAGTTCTATTTTTGCAACCTTTAAGGAGTAATATCATGGGATACACTGCTCTCGGAGCCATGCAGCCCGAGCAAAAAAAAGCATGGGTTAAGGAAAGTATTCGAGTTTTCAGGGAGAATTTCTTCTTTGAAAAAATGATGGGCAAGGGCGACAACTCTATCATTCAGTCCGTGAAAGAGTTGAAGCGCACCGAAAAAGGCGACCGTGCCGGTATCGGTCTGGTTCAGGATATGCGCGGTACCGGTATCGTCGGCGACAATGATATCGATGGTCGTCGGGAAAGCCTGGAGTCTGATTGGGTGGAGATCCACACCGACCAGCTGCGGAACGGCACCACCTCGAAAGGCCGGGTCGATGATCAGCAGTCTGTTTTTGACTTCCGCACCGAGGCCCGCGACAAACTGGCCAGATGGAGAGCCCAGCGCCAGGAGGAGTTGTTGATCCTCACCGCTTCGGGCATCTCTTACGCTTACAACTGCGACGGGTCCGCTCGGACTGTCGGCGCCCAGGACCCGCTCACTGACCTTGAGTTTGCCGCCGATGTCTCCGCACCTTCCAGCGGACGGCACTTCAACTTTGATTCCGGCGCAATCGCGGCCGGCAATACTGCAACCATCGCCTCAACCTCTGTGCCGGTTTACGGTATGATCGTTGATCTGATGGCCGAGGCGAAGACCAAGGGCATCAAACCCCTGAAGATCGGCGGCAAAGATTACTACGAGTATCTGTGCCACCCGAAGACTTATGCGCGGCTCAAAAAGGATGACGACTTCCGTAACGCCATCATCAACGCCATGCCGCGGGAAGCCAAGAACCATCCGATTTTCGACGGCTCCACGGTGACCATGGACGGCCTGATCATCCACACCAACACCAACTGTTTCAATACTCTCGGTCTTGCTTCCGGCAGCCGCTGGGGATCGGATGGCACAATCCACGGCACCCGCTCTCTGTTGATGGGCTGCCAGGCTCTTGCCCATGCCGACCTGTGGGGAAGCGCCGACTGGTACGAGGGCAAAGAAGACGACGACGCGAAGAATGTTATCAGTATCGCCATGTATATCGGCATGCTGAAACCGAAGTTCATTTCCCGTCGTGACAGCGATACCGAGCAGGATTTCGGTATTATGGCAATCAATCTGGCCCTGTAATAATCACGCCCCTTCGGGGGCAATATTTCGACCAACACCCGGTAAGGGTCAATTTCAAGGAGTATCACAATGACTATCACCAAAGATTGCAACCGGCAAGACCTGAAAATTGCCTGGGTCGATATCAATATGTCCGACCTGGTCAGCGGAACGGCATCTGCTGTTGTTATGGACATCCCGCCCAATGCCGTTATCTGGGGCGGTCAACTCATCACCACCGAGGCGTGGAACTCTACCACCTCCGATGTTCTTGACGTAGGAGACGCGACCAGCGCCACCCGGTATTTGACGGATGGCGATATCCGCGCACTGGCCGCCAGGGTCCCGCTTGTTCCGACCGGGTTTCTCTCGACCGGCGAGGGGCTTAAAGTGTTGTGGACCAGCGGCGGCGGCACTCCGACGACCGGTAAGGTCCGCCTGGAAGTTGCCTATTACATTCAAGGAAGGGCTGACTCTACTCTCGGATAATCGGCCAAGGTAACGAAGGATAACGCGAAATTCCCCTCCCTGTTTGTCGGAGGGGAATTTTTGAAACCAAAAAATGAGGATTCTCAACATGCAATTGAAATCATCCACCGGGAAGCCTGTGCAAGTTGCCTTGCTTTCCAGCCACACAATCGTAGTGCCACCGGAAGGCTGCGAAGTGCCGAAAATGTTCCTGCAGGAAGCCTTTAAAATGGGATGCGTCCCGATTGAGGTCGATATCGAGGAAGTCAAGGACGACGGCGCACTGACCGGAGCCCGCAAGATTTCCGTGATCGTTGAGACCATCAAAAAGATGCTGAACGATGGTTGCAAACTGTCCGGAACCGGTCTCCCGAATCTGAAGGAAGTGAGCGCGGCCACTGGTTTTCATGTGACGAAAATCGAGGTCGCCGAGGCATGGAATATTATTGAGGCTGAGACGAAAGAATAATGGCGACGGCCGAGGCTCTCATATCAGGCGTTATCGGGATGGTTGGCAACAACCCGAACACAACATCGACTGTCGTTCTCCCTCTACTGAATGAGGGGTTGAGGATGATTACAGGCAGGCTGCTGTTGCCGGCCCTGGAGGCGAGCGCGGCCGTCAACACGACGCTATCCGCCAACATGTCGGCGCTTCCTGGTAATTATCAGCATGGGTTGTTTGCTGCTCAGGACGGGACGAGAAAACTGAGTGTCAAGAACTCCAAGGCGCAGATGATCGATGCTTTTGGCGATCTTACGCAGACCGGGGATGTTTCCGCCGTTGCAGTCGCCGAGTCAAAGCTCATGTACCTGCCAATTCCTGCGGCGGTAACAGCTCTGACTATCCATTATTATCGTCTCCCCGCTGTGCTGGTGGCCCTGGCTTCACCGGAAGGGTTTTCTCCGCAGACTGTTTATTATGGAGAGTTGGCAATGATGCATCATGCCGCTGCAAGGGTATGGGACGATGTTGAGGTTGGCGAAGATGGCGATAAAGTCAACACACTCCACCATGAAAAGCAGCGCGAGGCCATGATAGAGCAAATCAGGCTGATTACCAAAGAGGGTGTTTCGCGGCCGAGTCCTCCTATCGTGAGTTGCTCATGGTAACGACCGCCATCATCAAAGGATCAGCAGGCTTAAACACCGAATCCGACCAGGCACGGACGTATTACGACAAGAATCCATCGCCGTATACCGGCAATCTCGGGCTGTCGTTCTTTTCCGCCTGCATGAATATCGATATCGACGACAAGATGAGGGTTTCACGGCGCAAAGGGATGATTAAGCGGGTGCCGGAAAACGCTCATTCTCTCCATGTGATCGATACTCAACACCTGCTGTTCGGTGCGGACGATGGGCTTTTCCTGCTTCTGGCTGGTTTCACCGGCTATTCTTTGATAGCAAATGTCACCCCTGGTCGGGTTTCTGCTGTCACGGTCGATGGGGTTACTCGCTGGACCAATGGCGTGCAGAGAGGCAAGATCGTCGATGGCGTAAATTACCCATGGGTAAAGGGCAATGTCATCTCCGATAATCTCACGCGGATCTTTTATGATCCGCCGGTTGGCAAATATTTGGCATACCACAACGCGCAAATCCTCATAGGAGCCGGAAAAACAATCTGGAAATCCTGGCCGTACGGCCCGGATGTCTTTGCGCTTGACGACTACTATTCCCTTGAAAGTGACGTTTCAATGGTTCGTCCAGTGGGTGGCGGAATCTACATCGCCGATTCGGATCGGACGTTTTTTGTCAGTGGCGACGACTGGAAACCGGTTGATGACCATCCGGCCCTCGCATACGCCAGCACCGAAGCTGTAGGCACCATGATCGAAGGAAAATTTACGTCAGGCGGGAAAACACAGGTCGCGTTCTGGTTGACGAATGAAGGCGTGATGTACGGCGATGCCACCGGCAATGTCTTGAATATCACGGAAGAAAGAATCGATTTACTCGGGCCATATTCGGAAGGGGCGATCCTTGTTGATGGCTCAACACTCATAGCAAATTTCATCAAATAAGAGGCGCAACCATGTTTAGATTCAGCACCGGATTACGGGATCTCGAGAATGGCCTTGCAAGGGCCACTGTCCATTTCCTCTATGTCGCGAACACAATCAGTTTCGATAACGCCACATCACAGATTCGCGATTCAGCAAGTCAGTTTTTGGCGAAGGGCGCCCTGATTGGGGATAAGGTCTATGGTTCAGGGACGGCGAACAACAACACGACATTCACTATCACCGATGCGACCGCTGGCGTGCTGACCGTCACTCCTGCGCCGACGACCGAAGCAGCTGGAACTATTTTCGGCTTGGCAGCGGCAACAGGTGGGAGCCGCCGCGATATCATGCGGAACGGTGTGCTTTATGAATACACCGGGCAGCAGCCGACATTGGCCGATAATGCGGTCGGCTCTGTAACGCTTCTTCGCAAATGGACCAAGGGCGGATTGGAGTTTGTTCCTGGCGCCGCGGCGAACGGCATCAACCTTGGTATATCTTCCGGCGGCATTCTCGCAAAAGACACTTCGGAGATATGGATGGCCACCGGGCTCGCCAACGGAACATCGGGATGGATGCGATATTGTGGAAACGCAGCCGACGATGGACTCCTATCAACGACTCTCCCGCGGATCGACATGTCGTGTGGAAATTCTTCCAGCAGCGCCGACGCGAAAATGGGAACAACTGAGGTCGTGTTAGGTGATGTCTATTTCATGAACAATCTGCGGATCACATTCTCGTATCAGTATGGTGTCTAAATGGGATCCTGGAAGGTTTACGCTTCGGCCATCCCGAAACTTAGCGACCTGATAACAGACTCGCTCAAGTGTGCTATTTTCACGGATGCCTACGTTCCGGCTATCACTGACGACAGTTACACGGCGCTTTCCGGCGAACTGGCGAACGGCAACGGCTATGCGACAGGCGGCGTTACTCTCGCCGGGGTGACCTTCACCGAGACGGCAGGAGTGTGGAAACTTGCATGCACCAATTTCACGGCCGTAACCGCTTCAGGTGCGGATCTCACCTGTCGGAGCCTGGTTGTCTATAACGATACGGATGCTGGGAAACAACTCGTCGCCATGCGGTATTTGAATGACGCCGTGAATGTGGTTATCCCGGACGGCACACCGCTTGATATTCAGAATCCCAATGGAATTTTTGTCACTGGAGGCTGGTAATGGCAAACATAGAATATGCGGCCATCGATCTTATTGGCGGCACCGATGGTGCTATAGATAAGCTCGATGGCGTTGGCCTTGCAGACAAAGACTTTATCATAACCGCCGTCAAAGGTAACAAGGCTTTTTGCCATGTGCTTAACGCTACCTCTGGAGAATCGGAATCATCTCCTGAGAAAATTGCACCCGATACCAATCCAGGAACAAAGGTATGGGAGGAGGTCAGGTTCAACGGCGCACACCGGTCCCTGATCGTTCTCGGCTCGGATGCGGTCAACAACAATGCAGTTGCGAACACCCTGCAAGACGCAACCGGGCTGAGCTTCCCCATTAAGGCCGGGGTTGCGTATCGGTTTCACTTTCATCTCTGTGTGACATCGGCTTCGACCTCAACCGGTGCAAGGTATGTTCTGAGTGGTCCAGCGGCGCCAACTGCTTTTGCAGTATCGTACAGCCATCCGACGGCGGCCACCACTGCGACGATGGCAAACTCTGTTGACTACACCACTCCAGCATCTGCGGCAACGTCATCTCTATTAACCAATATCGTCTTGATTGACGGCTTTATAGTGCCAAGTGTCGATGGCACAATTCAGTTGCAGTTTGCCAGCGAGACAGCGAACGTTGCAATCACTATCAAGGCTGGCAGTACAATTGAGGTCTGGTAATGTCGATCGACGTTCTCTTCCTGGATAGCGACGTATCTTTTGTCGATACTGATGTAAGTTTCATCAAGTCGGCAACCTACACCGTCACAGGGCCGCTTGTTTCGGAGTGCGGGGTTGTGACGTTCTCGAATACAGGGGCCACGGAAGAAACATACGAATCGGTCAATGTTGATGGAATAGCCCCAGCCATGACCGGCGATGCGGTCCATTACATCACGATAGACATAGCCGGGCTGTCTCCGGAACCACAAGGAGACGCTGAACTCGGGGTCGAGGTATCGGTTGAAGGATTTTCCCCGGTCATTACCGGGTCGGTCGACCTTGCGTTTGAGATTACCGGGAAGTCTCCGGCGATGATCGGGGAGTGCTATGTTGAGCAGATCATCTATGTAGATGTCGAAGGGACCGCCCCGGCAATAACCGGAGTTGTCGACCTTGCGTTTGACATTTCAGGAATTGCCCCGGCGATGACCGGCGATATCGTTCTTGAGAATTTCGACAATATTGTTGTCTCTGGATTTTCCCCGGCGATGACCGGTGAGGCGTTTATTGATGGCGGCAACGAGGTTGATGTGTGGGGATATTCCCCGGCCATCTCTGGAGAGTGTTTTATCTCTCCGACAGCATCGACCGACTTCACGGCAACCAGCGATGAAGTGATAAGGCATAGACGATGACGACAATCAAGATCAACCTCAGAAACGCGGCCATCACCCAGCACAGCAACGGTTTCACATCATACGCCGCCTGGAACGGCCTGCAAATTGGAGCAGGTCCTGACGGCGTGTTTGTTCTCAATTACGGCCAGAAGGATATTTACACCACGACCAGCGACGAACGAAACATTTCCGCGTGGTTCGAATTACCAAATACTCAGATGGGCAGCGATAAAGTTAAGCAGGGCCGAAGGCTCTACGTAGGAGGAGAATTCAATGGCTCGATGACGGTCAAGGCGACCACGTCCGGGGAGACTGCGGTTGAAAATATTTACAATATAACTCCGCGAAATACGAATTACGTCCAACATACGATTCAGGTGCCGATGGATCATACACAGAAAGGAGAATATTGGGGATTCACGGTTGCGAACGTTGCCGGTTCTGATTTCTCCCTCGATTTCATTGACGGAATATTTATCAACTGTGCGAGGCGGTTAGGCTTATGAGTAATAAATTCTTCGTGCATCAGGGTACGCAGTATAAATACTCTGGCAATGAAGGATTGGCTCACTCTCATTTTCACGAAGTCCGCAACCATTTGCTAGGGATAAAGCGAACGAACGTCAATAACCTGCCGATTGTTTATGGTACGAAACGATTTGATGATGGAACTGTTGCGCAGTATCAGCTTATTCATGGCCGGGAAATTGTGAATGTGGTTGCGCCGATAATTCCTGTAATGATCGTAGAAGAAAATGTAGCTCGTACGATTATTGAAGAGATTGAGCAGATTGTCCCTGTTTTCAGAAGTACTGATAATAATTACTGGGTTGCTTGCCTCTCCGGGACTTTCGAGCCTGAATATTATTTATTTAACAATATTTATGACATACCTACAACAGCTTTTGATGACAATATAGAAACTGATATTGATAAGCAACTTATCTCTATTGGTGAAGACCCTATAGAAGGAGAGTATTTACCAGAGTTGTATTTCATTGCACAAACAGGTGTCCGCCCAAGGCTCGGATGGTATGCACCAATATATAATTTCTATGACTCTTATACATACGACGGATTCAATGGCGAAGGATATCTTGATTACGACTTCACCAGGACAGTAGTTGCGCCTGCCGCCCCCCCAACAGATCATCCATGGATATATTTAGACATAACGAGAACCGAAGATGTTTTTACAGACGACAGTACACTGATAAAAACAGGCATGATATGGAAAATATTTACAACTGTGACAAGCTCAAGTGCATCTCTCGATCATTATGTATGGGGCAAAAAACTAGGTATTCAGCCAAGGGAAATAAGTTTATATACAACTGATACTGAATCTTGGAGAGCGCTTGATTTATATGGAAATGTAAATGAAGAAACATATGCAACAACAACCATCTATGATTACACGATAACAACGGTCCAGACACTCCGTTGTGAGACCGAAAGTATCAATAATTTTTCATGTTGTTACCTTGAATGGCGATTGAGTGAAACAGAATATTATACTAATCCTCCACCAGTGACGACTCCAGAGGAAGTGACATATACGAGGACATATAAACTCCAAGTTAACAATTTGGTTTTTGATCTCCTGGCAGTTGAAGGCTGGCAATATGACCGTAGACCTGTTGGCAGTTATGACACATGGTGGGTTGACGAAGGACCAAAAGAATCTATCTCATCTGAGGGTATGTTGCAGAATTATGGTGCGCCTGACGGAAGCCAGATGAAATATTACGGGCCGAACAGCATCGCGCCATCAACATGTTTGTTTTGTGGACGAGTAGATACGTCAGAGCCAGTGTTTGTTGACGGGTATTATTCTGGTGAAAACACGAAGGTTGAGTGCGTCAGGTTCGACTATCATTATGTTGGCCCAAATAAAATTGGTATAACAACGACTACATTCACTCCGAATAGCGCAACAGAGTTTAAGCATACTATACCTGGCATAAGAGATTCACAGGGTGATTTAATAGAGTTTCGTGGAGAAGTATTCCTTGGGTTGATGAAATATGAAGTTGAAACAGTAATTGAGGATAGATAAATGACAACACCAATATTTTCAGGTGGTGGGGTAGGCGGGGCGATTGACAAGGCAAGCGAACTTGTCAACGATAAATTCGAGCAGTCGCAAGGATATGCCGATACTGCTTTTAATGTAGCTCTCAACAATCTCGATCAAGTTGGCAATTACGGTATCGACTTCGACTGGGATGCACCGGACCCAATACCGTCTGGAAACTTTGGATTGTCTGGGTTGAATCCAGTTGTGCCGACTGAGCCGACCATAAATCAAGTTTCTGTCGATGTGGCAACCTTCACGGAAGATGTTCCAACCATGAAGGAACTGACCTATACCGATCTCACTCCGCCGCCACTCAATTTCAACTGGCAACCAGGGACGCACAACGAAGATCTGCAACGCCCTTTAAAGGCCAAGATCATTGACGGAATCCTGAACGGTGGCACTGGCATCTTGCCAGAAGTTGAACAGGCCATCTATGACCGCGATGTTCTCCGGGTGAACCTGGACGCACAGAATGAAGAATTGCTTGCCTTGAGCGACATGTCGAGCCGTGGGGCGAGAATCCCACAAGGCGCACTCATTGCCAGGGTGGACGCAGCGAGACTGAAAAACGGCATGAGGCGCGATGATGCAAGTCGGGATGTAATGATTCAGTCAACCAACCTGGCTGATTCTTATGGTCGTTTTATCATCGAGAAAGGCATTGCCCTTGAAAATGAGTTGATTAACCTCTTTGGCGGAATCGAAGGGCGAAGGCTGGACGCTTCAAAATTCACAGTCTCCAACTTGATCGAAGAGTTCAGGATTCGTGTTGAAGGTGGAACGGCAAGGCTGAACGCTGACACTGAGTGGAATAAACAGTTGATGTCGGTTTTCCATGAGCGAATCGAACTGTTCAAGGCTCAGTTGCAGGCGAACGAAACCGACGCAGAGGTGCAAGCCAAGATCGAAGGGCTGAAATTAGCAATCTTTGACGGAAATGTGAAGAAATTCACCGCTATCGTCGATGCCATAGCCGAAGCATACAAGTCCGATGTATCCCGCGACGTAGCCAACTCGGAAATCAGTTTGCGGCACGGCGACATGCTTGCAAGAATCGCCACTGCACAGGCAGAAATCAACGGGGAACTGATCAAGGCAAGAAGCCTTGTTGCGGCACAACTTGCTTCCGCTGCTCTTGGAAGTGTTTCTGCTGGCGCAAATGTCGGGTTCTCTGGGAGTTCCGGGGAATCTAACAGTGCAAGTGATAATTACAGTACACAGGTAAGCGATTCAAGAAGTACGACAACAAGCACTACAACCCGCAACTGTTGCAATGGTGAATAATATGGTGAAACTGACCGACGAAGAGAAGAAAAAAAAAGATGAGGCTGGTAAACTCGGGATTCCTAGTGCTGCTGGAGTGGTTGCCGACACTGCAAATAATGCGGTTCGCGGGATAGATTCATTCGTTGCCGACAAAATGAATGCTCTTGCCTCCCCTCAGAGCCACATGGAAACCACACCCAGACGGCTGGGACCGGAGATCAACACCAATGGTTTCGAAGCCGGCAACAAGGGCATTGGTGGTGGTGTTCTGAATCGTGCCGGAAATGCCCTGTCGTCTGTCGCGAATAGCGCCAGCGATATGGTCGGCGGGATTGACCGGGCGACAACCGGTGCCATGAACTCTCTTGCCGCGAAGGGCACAGCATCCAACCAATCACCAGCCGAGCCACCGCTTGGCGTAAAGTTTCCGCTGAACCTGAACATTCCAGCAATTTCGAGCCCGGCAACAGACAGAAGGCGCAACTCGCAGGGAAGCAGGGACTACCAGGAGGGTAGGCGTCTTGCCGGGAGAGATAACCCGGTAGGGGCTGATGTCACAGGGGACACGCTGGCGGGCGCTATCAACCAGCAGACGGGGATAGACCGGGCCCCCAGTGCAAGCCTCTCTCATACCCTTGGCCGGGCCGGGAAAGCGATGCTGCCGGCTGTAGTCGCCACAGGGGCGGCGGTGGACGATCTTATCGGGCTCCCGAAAAGGGCTTTTCAACGAGTGGGCGATGATATTTCAAGAGGTTTCAGCGGCGCTCCACCGAACACCGAAAGGTTCGTTGCCTTCCCTGCCGGCGAAGCTGTTGCATCTGGAAACATTGCAAGACGGCTCGGACAACCGGCAGTCAGTCAGCCGGGGAGCGCTCTAGCCGCCACGGTCGACAACACTCTGGCCGGCACCACGTCAGCCAATACCATCAGCCAGCCTCCGTCCACTTCTCCCCCTACGCAATACAACCTTGTGGGTAAACCGACGAGAGGACCACTTACCGGCGATGCCGCAACCGACATCGCAGAGACAAGGGCTTTCCTCGCCGCTGATAATGAATGGCGGAAGTCACAGGGCGGAATGACTTCAAGCGAGTTCAATAGAACCCTTGCGTTCCCCGGCAAGGAAGGTGATGTTGTTGAGCCTCAACCACTCCCAGAAACAATGGAAGACAGGCCAAAGGGATTCACCCGCGAAGTGATTAACGGCAATCAAGTAAGCAGGATAAACCTGGGAGGCCAGGGCGGGCGGCAAATGGTTGATTTCGGCTCTCCGAATCTTTCGGGAGATCCGGTAAAAGACAAGGTGAGTATTGATGCGTTTACCGCGAAAGTTAATGCATGGCGAGTGCTGAACGGATTAACCCCCCTTGATCAGGCCCAGGCAAACCACGCCAACGCCCAGGCGACAAATATCCCGGTTGCCGAGCAGAGGTTGGGGAGAACGGCGGGGATCGATGCGGAAGTGAAAGGGGTGGAGTTGGCACAGGCGAAGAAGAACCAGGCGCTGCTTGATCAATTGGATAATCCCGACCTGCCGGATGCTGACCGTACCCGCATAATGCAGAGGCTTGGTATGAAACGAGAAGATGAATACGATACCATCAAAGAATTTAACGAGCTAGGGGCTCAGACCGGTGAGCGCCTGTATAGTAAAAAAACCGGACTTGATGGACCCGGAGGCGGTCGACAACTCGCCACGCCCACAGCAGCGACCATAGCGAGAATGAAGAAGAACAAGGGAAACCCTGCATATGAAGCAGAGTACAAAAAGCTGTTCGGCCCACTGCCTTATTAATTATCTGTTCAGGCAAACATCATTGCTCAAAACGCGATAATTAAGTATTGTTTGTTGATAAAAAATCAACACTGAGGGTTTAAAAATATGGCCGGATTGTTCGATGATACACAGGGCTCGCAAGGTAGCACCGGATTATTTGATGACACGCAGGATGATACGCCTCGTGGTGGCTTCGTGCCGTCGGCCAAGAAAACTATCGGCCAGACAGTTAAGGGTATAGGTCAGGCTGCAGCCGATTTCATCCCCGGCGTGTCGCAGGATAATGCGGTCAAGCGGTACGGGCAAGAGGTGATAGATGCCAACCCAACAGCCGTTAACTCTTTCAGTGACATCCCTGAAAATCCACTTAAAACCATCACAGAGGCAACTGGCAATGCCGCGCCTTCGATCCTTGGTATGGTGGGAGCCAAAGCGCTGGGAAGCGGTATTACCGCAGCTGCTCCATTCACCGGGCCAGCCGCGCCGGTTGTCGCCGGAATAGGGCAGGCCGTTTCCTGGCTTGGGCCAACGGCCGTTGCGGCTTTACCATCTTATGGTGGTATCCGCGACAAACAAGTGGAAAGCGATACCGTTGAGCCTGACTCTTTCAAAAATAAGGCTGTTGCCGCGCTTGGAGCAGCGACGGTTGGCTTTATCGAGCAGAAATTCGGCCCGCAAGATTGGGCGATGAGATTGTCCACCAAAGCCGGGCGCGATTCCGTTGCTAAGATGCTTGCCACAAAGACGCTGGGCGGATCGGTTGCAAAAGGCATCGGGATAGGTGGTGCTGTTGAAGGTGGCGAAGAACTTGTCCAGAGTCCGGTCGAACAACTTGCTTCGTTTGAAAATCCTCTTACCAGGGAGTCTCTGACTGATACAGCTTTCGGCGGAGTTATGGGTGCGGTCGGCGGCGGGGTTATTGGCGGTGGATTCGGCGGAGTAAATCATCTGGCCAATCCCAAACAGTCGGCGGCGACCGATCCGGCTCAGTCGGGAATCGGCCAGCCTCCACCGGGCGCTCCTCAGCCACCTTCTCCAGGGACTTCTTCTGTCACCCCAATCACACCAGCCGATCCTGCCACCCCGACCGGACCAATCAGCAGAGCACTCGGAACAATTGCCGCGCCGACCACTACCATTCCGACTCAGCCGGGGATCGATACGCCACCGGCCGCAGATCCGGCGCAAGTTTCTCAACGACTCGGCAATCCGATAATTCAGCAGACCGGTCCGGGGTCTCCAGATAACCGGCCGACACCGGCAGGACCGACGGCGAGGCCAACATTCGACACCACTGCGCCGATTGGCGACAAGGTGAATCTCACCTACATCATTGCCGACTACGGCCCTGAAGTCGCAAGGGAGTTATCGGTGGCGAGGAAAGGCGGCACCCCGATATCGATTGATGATGCCGTGGCCGCAGTCGAGAGAAGGAAACAGCAGGGGCAACCAACAACACGGCAATTAGCAGAAACGCACGCCGAAACGCAAGAGTTTGATAAAGGTATCCCCCTCAACAGAACGTCATACCAAGAAATTAATGGCATAGGGTATTCAGAGTACACGAATCCTCAGACAGGTATTGTCGATGTTTATCTTTCCGCTTTCGGGGACAATGATTTTGTTGGATACATGCGAGTTTATGAGAATGGCAAACCAACAAACAGATTCACGTCAAAACTTGAGAGACAGACGAGCAAGAAAGGCGTTACGAAAGAAATGCTTTCCAATATTGCGTCTATGCTCCCAGAAGGCCACGAATACACTGAGAACGACACCATTTCCACGGATGGGCTTAGGCACTTTCAGAATCAGTTGCGGAATGGGTATGAAATCGTTCTTGACCAAAGCGGCAAGCCAAAAACATCAGCGGCGATACTCAGCGGTGCCAGCAGGAATAATGATCTTGGAATCGGGCAGACCGGAGACTTCACCAACCTTGAAGTAAAGACCGATGCCGATTTTACAAGAGCAAGCCAAGTTGTCGCCAAACTGATTGCCCCCTTTGGGCTCGACACAAGCGCAATCAGGAGAGTTGGCAACAACATCGAAGTACAGATGCCTGTCTTGAGAAGATCTGTAAAAAATACGCAGCAAGAAAATAAGCAGACACCAAGGCAAGAGGTGAGTCAAGAGCCGAAAAAAGAGATGACAACGGCAGAGAGCATCACCAAAGGAATGTCTGAGATAGCCGCAGGGATGGATTTAGGTTCAAGAGACCAGATGGCGGAATATATCAAGGCGGGCAAGATTGACAGGCTTACCTTTAGGAGGCCTGATTCAATTGCCGCAGCAAGGGCAAACCCCAGTTACAACCTCAAAGATAATAGCGATGGTTCTGTTACGGTCGTCGGGATTAACAATTCAAACAATGAGTGGATCGGAGTTGCACCTCTTCGAGAACCCGTCGATATTAATGGGGCAGTCGGAAGGAATGAATCACAACCACTCGGAGTGGACCAGCAGCAACCACAGCAATTAGCCGACGAATCCCCAATCCCCACCACAGTCCAAATAATCGACCTCAAAGCCGAACATGGCCGCAAGGTAGGCAACGCCGTAGCGCAAGCCAGAGCGAACAAGGAAAGCATCTCTCTCCCGGAGGCGTATCGCCGGGCAGGCGTGGAGATACCGACGAACAACACCCCGAACGCCTCTGTCGCAAGCGCACCGCAGGGGGTTCCTTCTTCTCAGATCACTCCTGAACACCAAGCCCTTTCATCAATCCGGAACCCAAAATACACCACTCAGCCGACCGAAGAGCAGCGACCCATTTTCAGGGAGTTGGCGAAGAAAGGATTTGCCGCAAGCGAAGACGGGCTCACTTACTCGATCACCAAGAAAGGTGTGAGGCAGTTGAAGCGGTTGGGCGGTGCTGTTGTGGCTGGCAGCAATGAGCAAACAAACACCCAGACAAATACAGGGGGGAATTCCTTAGCAGTCAATACCGGCGCGGCTTCCGTGGCCGATAAAACTGGACAAATCGATGGACAAACAGGAGGTCCAATCAATGATAATCTTCAATCGAATACGGCTGAGATGGCCACTGCAGATAATCAGCAAACCGGAAAGGGAATTTCTGGAGCGGCGGGTGGCGATATTGGAAAAAGAGGAAGCGGTGAATCAGGTCAGACGCAAACCGACGAAGTCGGCAGTGGCGGCGGCAATGGCGGGCGGGCAGGTATATTGCAGCAATACGATACCAGCGGGAACGGTGCTGACCGAAGAGGTAGTAAGCAAGGCGTGGCTGGAGATAGCGGAATCCCTGAAAAGGTCGGAAAACCTGGAGAGCAGTCGATTGAAGTGGATGGAGGACCAACTCAGATTCAAAAACCCGCCGATACTGATGGGCGAAAACCGTTGCGAGAACCTGAGCCAAACAGTGTGCGAGAGCCTGGGCGAGAGTCGTTGGGAGAATCCGGCGCACAATTTCAGTTAAAAAATCAACCCGTAAATCGTCCGGCAGTCATCGACAACCCCGACTCGGTAGCGCACGGGCAGAAAGCCAACTTGGCGCCAAGTGAAGCCCAGAAGGAAAAAGGGAACTACCTCAAGTCCCATGTCAACCTGGACGGCCTTGAGGTCACCATCGAGAATCCGGCAGGCTCCACCAGATCAGGCACCGACAAGACCGGCAAAACATGGTCCGTGAAGATGGCCCACGACTACGGGTATATCAAGGGCTCGGTTGGCTACGACAAGGACCATGTCGATGTCTTCATGGTTCCCGGCTACCAGGGCGGCGGGGAAACGGCCTACATCGTCAACCAGCACAACAAAGATGGCAAGTTCGATGAGCACAAGGTGGTGTTTGGCGCAAAGTCGGAAGCCGATGCCATGTCGATCTACAACGCCAATTATGCAAAAGGCTGGACCGGTGGCAAGTCCGTTGCGGCTATGCCGATGGCTGAGTTCAAAGAATGGGTGAAGTCTGAGGGGCCGAAGAAAGGGGCGGTCAAACAATCAACCAAGGAGCAACCAAATGGCAACAGTATTTATCCCGATACCAAACAGAGCGGGCAGGCGGAAACTGGCAAAGTTGGCGAGGAGGCTAAGGCGCGTAATTTAAACGCCGATTTAAGCGCCGGCGCAAAGGAAGCTAAACCCGGGCCCAAGGCAGCCGAAAAACCTGGCGAAGTCACCTTTACTGTCAAGTCCCTGCAGACCGGAAAAGAAGAGGAGTTTACGGTCAAAGAGAATCCGGTTGCGGAATCGGCGCCGGCCAACTCGACACAGCCGGAAAGCGCACCATCGCAGATAGCCGCAAAAGTACGTGAATACCTGGCAAGGGGTGAAAGGTTCTTTAGTCGCAGATTATTTGCATGGGCCGATGAAGCATATGGCGGGACGCAGGCCGAAGGCAAGTATACCCCGAAAGACGCTTATGATGCCCTTGAGCTTGGAATCAACCAATACCTTGCGGACGGCTTCACTTTCAAGAGCACCAACCCTGCCGAGCAGATTAAGGAACTTGAAGGCCTTCTCTTCATGGTTCCGACTCAGACCAAGCGGACCAAGGAGCAAGACGATTTCCAGCAATATTCGACGCCGCCGACACTGGCCTTTGTCGCCGGGTGGGTTGCCAACCTCAAAAAGAACGACTCTTTCCTCGAGCCGTCGGCGGGGATCGGCGGGCTTGCTGTTTTTGCCAAAATCGCCGGGGCGAAGAGTGTAGCGGTCAACGAACTGAGTTCCAGGCGGCGTGATATCTTGAAAGAGATGGGCTTCGATCAGGTCTATGGTGAGAACGCCGAGCAGTTGAATAACGTCATGCCTGATTCCGTGAAGCCGACGGTCATTGTCATGAATCCCCCTTTCTCGTCAACAGGGGGGAGACTCAGCCGGAACAAAACCAAATACGGGGCCGGTCATATCGAGCAGGCGCTGAAAAGATTGGAGCCTGGCGGGCGGCTGGTCGCGATTGTCGGCGAGGGCATGGCAGCTGACAAAACAACTTTCCGCACATGGTGGAAAGAGATTGAGAAGGAATACACCGTCCGGGCCAATGTCGGCATGAATGGCGAAGGATTCCGGAAATACGGCACCACATTCGACAATCAGATCCTGGTGATTGACAAAACCGGACCGACGCGCGATACTATAGTTACCGGGAAGGTTGACACCTACACCGACCTGATACCACTACTTCAAGGGGTGAGAGATGCAAGAACCGCTACCGCTCAACAATCGACCGATCAACAGGCTGGCAAAGAAAAAGCTCCAGGAAGTGAAGCGGGAACCAAACCCGTCGAGACTGTATTGCCAACAACTCCTGCTGTGGGCAATGGACAGCGGGGCATTGCAAACGGAACCGGAGATAGAAGACAAGATCGGCCAGATGTCAAACTGGAAGCCGGAAACCTGGATGAACGAGGTAACGAACCTCAGTCAGGAGGAAGGGGTGCCGATATCGACAAGGGACAAGTCGCTGTCTCCGAAGGATCTGGCGTGGAAGCTGCTGGACCGGATCGAGAGTCTACACCGGATACGGACAAGTTAGAGACCTCCCGCAAAGAAAAGCAGCAATCGTCGGGCGATTCCATCTTCGAGGGATATCAGCCGACCGTTTCAATCAGGGGCGCAAAGCCTCATCCTGCTGATCTCGTTGAAAGTACGGCCATGGCAGCCGTCAAACTCCCGGACATCACCTATAGGCCACGTATCCCCGTTTCGGCAGTCAAGGCCGGCAAGTTAAGCGATGTGCAGCTTGAGGCAATCACCGCAGCCGGCCAGGCACACCAAGACACCCTTCCGAATGGCGAACAGCGCGGCTTTTTTATTGGCGACGGTACCGGAGTTGGCAAAGGCCGGGAGATTGCCGGAATACTATGGGACAACTGGAACCAAGGGCGCAAGAAATCAATCTGGGTGAGTAAAGATCGGACGCTTGCCAAAGACGCCAAGCGGGACATGTCCGGGATCGGCTGGGACGACAAGCTCCTCATTGAGCAGGGTTCGGTCAAGGCCGGCGAGTCCCTTCCGAAAAGAGACGGTGTGCTCTACACGGCATACTCCACCTTGGCGAGTGCGGCCAAGATCGGGCAGCTTTCCAGATTGCAATCCATCATCGATTGGGCCGGTCCCAACTTCGACGGCGTTATCGCCTTTGACGAGTCCCACAAGATGGGCAACGCCATCTCAATCAAAGAAGGTCGTTATACCAAAAAACCGTCACAGATGGCCCTCGCCGCCCTGGATCTACAGAAGGCGCTACCCAAGGCCAAAGTGGTTTACGTGTCGGCGACCGGCGCCACCGAGGTCAGTAATCTGGCCTATGCCGAGCGGCTTGGTTTATGGGGGGCCGATACCGCCTTTGCAAATGCCTCAGCTTTTATTTCCCGCGTCTCCCAGGGCGGAATTGCCGCGATGGAAGTCGTCGCAAGGGACATGAAGGCCATGGGCAGTTATCTTGCCAGGAAGCTCGCCTACAACGGCAAAAATGCGGCGTATCAGGTGAAGTACCGACGGCTGGAGCATGCTCTTTCAGGGCAACAGCGAGATATATACGACGAACTGGCCGGCGCATGGCAAACGGTTCTCGCCAACATTGATGACGCCCTGGCAATCACCGAGGCCGATTCCAATGGGCGCAGTCACGCATTGTCGGCTTTCTGGGGATCTCATCAGCGATTCTTCAACCAAGTACTCACGGCGATGCAAATGCCGTCTGTCATCACTTCCATCAAACAGGATGTAAAAGACGGCAAGGCGGTTGTCCTTCAGATCACCAATACCAACGAAGCAAGCACCAACCGGGCCTTGGCCAACACCGAGAACCTTGAAGACGTCGACATCACCCCCCGCGATCAGCTCATGCAGATGATCGAAAACTCCTTCCCCGTCCAGCAGTACGAACAATATGAGGATGACGAGGGGAATATCAGGACCAGGCCAGTGGTTGACTCAAATGGCAATCCGGTCGTGAACCGTGAAGCCGTGGCGAAACGGGAGTCCTTGCTCAATAAACTCGGGAGTATCCGGGTACCGGACGCACCGCTTGACCAGATCCTCAATGTTTTCGGGGTTGGTGCCGTGGCTGAAGTAACCGGCCGGTCAAAGCGGGTCGTTACGGTCGATGACGGGACCGGACCGAAGAAGATCAGGCAAGGGTGGAGCAAGACGAAGGGTGTTGCCGACGCAGCCCAATTCATGGCCGACAAGAAACAGATTCTCATCTTCTCCGAGGCGGGCGGAACCGGGGCAAGTTATCACGCCGACCTTGCGGCAATCAATCAGCGGCAGCGGAGCCATTACATCCTGCAGGCTGGATGGCGGGCCGATAGCGCCGTTCAAGGTCTTGGCCGCTCGCACCGATCGAACCAGGCGGTTGCTCCTGAGTATGTTCTGGTAACCACCGACCTGAAGGGGCATAAGCGGTTCATATCGTCCATTGCCCGGAAACTGTCACAGCTCGGGGCACTCACCGAGGGAGAGCGCGGAGCTTCCTCTCAGGGGCTCTTTTCTGAGCGCGACAACCTTGAAAGCGAGTATGCAGCCGATGCGGTTGAGCAACTTATCCATCGTGTCCACCGCGGGCAGATCCCCGGCATGGACATCACTATGCTTTCCCGCGAACTTGGTTTGCCGAACCTTGTTGACGAACATGGTCAACTGAACGCCACTCAAGTTCCGACCGTGCCGAGATTTTTGAACCGGATCTTGAGCATGAAGATCGAGATGCAGGACAAGGTGTTCGACCTGTTCTCCACCTTGATGGACGCGAATGTGTCGAGGGCGGAAGAAAACGGCACCCTGGACACCGGGCTTGAAACATTGAAGGCAAAGGGTATCAGGATTGTCGATAGTCAACCGGTCTACACGGATAAGCGATCCGGGGCGGTGACGGAGTATGTGCAACTGGATGTCGATTACCCCGTCGATAAACTGGCCTACGACCCGCGACACAAGGTTGTCGTCAACAACCAGAGCGGCAAGCCATGGCAGCTTGTTTCGGAGAAAAGCACCACAACTGAGAGCGGTGACATTGTCGATGTCTTTGTTCTCAGGAATGGCCGGGGAAATCACAGAAACGTACTCAAGTCGGATTTCGGTGAGAAATTCACAACCATAGCCAGCAACAAAGAAGCACGCGGGGCATGGGACAAGGCGCTCAAGGAATTACCGGAAACCGTTACTCAGCGTGAGCACCTGATCACCGGGGCATTGCTGCCGATATGGGATAAACTGAAAGGTCATCCCCGTATAGTGCGGGTGCAGGCCGGAAAGGAAACCATGCTCGGGCGGATTATTCCCGGCGAGAATATTTCCGAGGTCATGGCTTTGCTGGATGTCGAGGGCAAGGCGGTGGAGATGAGCCCGGAACAGGTGCAAGGCTCAGTGCTTGAGAACGGGCAGACCATCACTCTTGACAATGGGTGGAAGATCCGGGCGAAGCGGGTTGCCGGCGAAAAGAGAATGGAGGTTGAGGGAGTCGGCTACGGAGATTACCGGGTCCTTGAAAACTACGGGGCTTTCACTGAACGAATCAATTACGTGACAAGGAACTTCATTCCTGTTGGCGAAGACGGAAATAGTGTTATTGAAAAAATTCTCGCCAATCGCAAGATACTGACTGTGGTTGGTTCGCAGGGCGGTGCTACTCTCTATTCCAAAACCAACCAGCCATCCCCCTCGACATCCACCTTCATGGCCCAAGTCCAGTCGGAACTGAAAGCCTTCCTTGGTGCCGGCTACGACAACCTTGTGCAACGTGGCAAGTTGGAGATAGCTCGTAGCGCCGAAGAGCTCCCTGGCCCGATGCGGAATGCTTTCCTGAAGATGGTCGCATGGCATGGCACCCGAAATGATGTCGATAAATTCAGCACTGAGAAGATCGGCACCGGCGAAGGGGCACAGGCTTACGGATACGGTTTGTATTTTGCTGGGTCGAGGGAGGTTGCCGAATGGTATAAAAAAATCCTTAATAATTATGACAAACTTAACGCATTAACTTACGAAGAAGACAGGTATCTTCCTGAGTTTATAACAGTTGAAATAATGAAATACGGTGAATACTCTGCCAGCAAATACCTCGACACCTATAAGAAATATTTACTCGACACTGACAGCCACTCTATTTCGATAAAACCAGAGAGGGTGAAAATAGTCAGCATCCTTGAAAAGCTTATAAAATCAGGAGATTATTCTTTCTCCAAGAAAGAGGGCAAACTCTACCAAGTAGAACTAGCCCCCGCCGAGGACGAATATTTACTCTGGGATAAACCGCTGAGCGAGCAGTCGGAGAGGGTTAAGGCGGCGGTAAAGACCGGTGCTGATAAATTTAAGGAGATTACAGACAGGGCAAATGCTCTCGAAGATACGGACGAAACGGTGCAAAAGTACCGGGACCTAATGGATGAGAGAAAGAAATATGCCGGGTTTGCAGCAATCAACAGAAAACCAAAAGGGTATGACGGAAATTCTATCTACCACGCTGTATCTGACGGGGACAGATCAGGAGAGGCTGGCCGAATAGCTTCACAGACACTCCACTCCCTAGGTATAAGAGGAATCAAATACCTAGACGGATCATCCAGGTCATCCGGTGACGGCAATTACAACTACGTCATATTCAATGACAGCGATATCGAGATCAAGGCAGTCTTCTCGAAGAAAGGCAAAGTCGTAGGTTCATATTTCCCGTACCAAAAGAAAATCGTCCTGTTTTCCGACGCGATGGCACCGGGCGATGCAAAACACGTATTCACCCATGAAGGCGGCCATGCGCTACTTTTTGAGGATAAAATCTTCCGGGCCCGCAAAACCAGAATCCTGAAGAACTTTGCCCGGCTCGCCCGCACCAGTCAAGCCGTGAAAGACGCATTCGCCAAAGTCCCGAAAGACACGGCAACCGGGTTGCGAGGTGAAGAGGCTATAATGTACTTCATCCAAGAGCCGAAGAACCACAACCATTCTATATTCCGGCGAGTAATATCGGCCGTCCGTGCCGCACTCTACCGCATGGGATTGATGCAGGATATGAAGCTCAGCGAGTCCGATCTTGTGGCGCTATTCACTCAAGGGGTGAAGGCGTGGGCCAAGCGTGAGGTTGACCAGGATTTGACGAAGGGCCGGGGGGTGAATGATATCCTGAATGAGTTTGGTGTCGGCCAGTTCGCGCAATCGGCAAAGATGCCCGTGAAGAGAGCGGCTCGGAAGATTCAGGGGATTGAGGCGTTTAAGAAGTGGTTTGAAGGGTCGGTCGTCACGGAGAATGGCAAGGTCGGCGGGGAGCCTTTGGTGGTTTACCATGGGACGACTGAAAACTTTGACGCTTTTCAGACTGGGAATTCCGGAGCGTATTTCACCAACAAGCCAGAGGTCTCAAACGGGTACGCCGGCGGTGAAGGGAAATATTTTACTAAAAGCGCTGGTGTTGAATACAGAGGCAGAAATCTTGCCAGCGCGAAAGCCTTTCGTAAGCGGGCGATGGAACTTGAAGGCCATGACGGAATAATCATCAAGGACCGGGGCCAGGTTATCGCATTTTCCCCGAATCAATTGAAGTCGGCCAGTGACAATACCGGAGCGTTCAGCCGGGATAATGATGATGTGCGGTATTCCGTATCGAGCAACCCAACGGCTCCGCTCTCCACCGAATCACTGGAAGAAGCGGCTAAAACGCTTGGATCATCGACCTATATCAAAAATAGCAAGGTCGATTCAACCTGGCTCGACCGCCTGCTCTCCACTCCGGAACATTACTTCAAGAAATTTGCAGCTGCCGGCAGGGTGCTGCAGGCGGCTCTTCTTCGCCGGGATATCCGCTTCGAGAACGAGCAGAAAATCCTTGGCGGCTTCGTGTCGTTCGTCCAGCAACTCAGGAAGGAAAACAAGGACGCCTACACCGAGGCCAATGATTATCTGCTGGAGACAGACCAGGCGGCCGATGGTTTCCGGATCCGCTCCACCGATAATGACAGTTGGCAAGTTATCGCTCCAAAGTGGGCGGCGAAAGGCAACAGTACCGAGCTGGGAGAATTCACCGACGAGGCCGAGGCGATCAGGACCATGATCGAAGAAGAATCCCTTGCCCTGTCGATCAAAGGATATTCCAGGGAGGCCATAGAAGCCGTGAAGCAGGCCAGGGAGATGACCAACCGGGGCTTTGATGTCATGGCTGCAGACATGCGAAAGATCATCGCAGAGGCGAAAGAGAACGGCCTTCCTGATCCATTTATCGGCGACGGCAAACTTGATGAAGCCGGAAGGTATGGCGTGTATGCCGCAGGCAAGAAGAAACCGATAGCGCTCTTTGCTTCCGAGAAAGAGGCAAACGAGATGCTTGACCGGGCGGCACAGATGATCAGTTATGTGGTTACCAGCAAGAGCCGGGGAGAGAAGACCTTCATGAATGAACTGAAGGCGAACAGGTGGGCAAAAGCGCACAGCGGGACCGTGAACGGGGTGAAGACATTCCAGAACCTCACGGTCAAGAAGCGCACCGACGCCGACTTGCGGCCCCTCACGGTTAAGCAGGCACTGGCGCAGATGGGCGACCTTCGCGGAATCTTCTTCCCTCGTATTCGTGAATCAGGCGAGTATGTGATGATTGCGAAGAAAGAAGGAGAAAACCCTATCCGCAAACACTTCGATATACCGACCTTTGACGACAAGAAGCCGACCCTGCAGAAATACCTGGGAATGGTCACGCCGATGGGCCGAGAAATCAACAGGCTGAAGGCGAAAGGTTTTACGGTAACGTTCGAGAAAGACAAGTCGCCGGCAGAGGATGTCTTCGACGCGACCAACCTTATCACTTCCCTTGACGCCATCCTACAGAGTTCGCTGACCACCATCGACCAGAACAACGAAACTGAGGTCCGGGCCGGCCAGCATATCAACCAGATTCTCACCATGCAGGTTGCCGATATCTTCAAGAGTCGCGGTTATCTCTCCAGCAGGCTGAAACGGTTGGCCGGCGACGTGGTGTGGGAAGGCTACGAAGAGGACATGGGTAAGGCCCTTACCCAATACGGAAAGAACGTGGCGGCCGGCACCGCTAAACGTGACACCGCTCGGGCGATGGTCCTGGCTTTCTCCGGGCGTGATTATTCATGGGCTGACTACAAGGCCGAGGTTGATAAGCCCGATTGGAAAGAATATCAGGAGATCATCGAGAAGCGCCGAATCGACGAGAAGCTGCAGAAGAACCTTTTCCGGGACGTACGGTCATTCATGATTGATATCTTGCGGAACGACGAGCAGGCAGACAGGATCATGGGCACCTTGAAGGGACTTGCTGTTATCAAGTATCTTGGCTTCCGGGTATCGAGCGCCGCGGTAAATATGACGAACATGGTCCAGGGCGTCCCGGGGACAATTGCGGGGTATACCGGCGAGTCGGTGGGTAAGTCGTTGCGGCGGGTAACCGGGGCGGCAGTGGCTTACGGCAAATACCGATCCGGCAAAGGCGACCTGTCGGAATCCGATCGAAACTTATTCCAGTTCATTTCGGCAAAAGGATGGGATGAGGCACAATTCAACCACGAAGCGGCAAGAGAATTGCGGTCAAAGTTGGGTGACACCTGGAACAAGTACATCGTGGGATGGGGGATGCTGATGTTTGGTGCGGTTGAGAAGGCCAACCGGGCGATGACGCTCTTTGCTGCTTATAAGGCTGTGAAAGCCAAGGAGGCGACCGCCGAAGAATCGGTAATCTGGGGGAAGGCCAAAGAGATCAGCGACAATGCCCATGGTGTCTATGGCAAAGAAACGCTTCCGGCCTGGGCAAGGGGAAAATTCAATCCCTTGCGGCTCACCTATACCTTCCAGAAATTCAGCCATAACTACATGATCAACGCACTCGATATCGGTTTCAACAAGAAGGAATACGGGGCGGCGGCATACCTGCTGCTGTCTCCCGCGGTTCTGGCCGGGTCCGGGGCGTCTCTCTTGGGACCGCTAGCGTTTGCCCTTGTGGGGGCGGTCCCTGGCGGCGGCGACGATCCGGAAGAAGAATTCTATGCATGGGCGGAAGAGATGTTCGGCGGCGGCTCTTTTGCTCGTCACGGGCTCTTTGGCGTGGCCGGGATTAATATCAAGGGATCCTTAGCAATGCACCTGCCCATGCCGACCGATATTGCAAAGGCGACCGTGACGGACGCGCTCGGGCCTGTTGGTGGAATTTTCAGCGACATGGTGAAAGGAGTTAAACATCTTTTTAAGGGCGAACTGGCGAAGGGTGTCGAGGGATTGCTTCCTACGGCATTCGGGAATGTGTCGAAGGCTCTCAGGGAATCAAGCGAGGGAATCACGACGAGCAACTACGGCCAGGTATTCTATGGTGACGAGCCCTTGAAGGCAGACGCTACCGATGCATTCATCCGGTTTTTATCGTTCAACCCATCCAGGCTATCCGGAATCAGAGAGATGCAGTGGAACGAAAAAGAGGTTGCGCAGAAATACCAAGAGAAAAAGTCAGAGATCTACTCGCAGATCAAGCGGAGCAGACTAAAAGGCGAAGGGATCACTCCGGAGATAATGAAAACCGTGAAGGACTACAACGATAAGGTTGCCGGGTCCGGCCGGCGCGATATTTCGCCGATCACTATGCGGGGAATAGTGACAATGCTGAAACGTAACTCGCGGCCCGGAAAAGTTGAGCGGGGAAGAATGGTTGCGGCGGAATAGATTTGTAAACAGTCCTATGCCATTTAATCAACAATCATTTGCAGCATCGACGGAAAAATAGTATCATAGCCTCATATTATATAGTTTCACTGTAAAGTTTCACGGTTCAAATGAACCAGTAAAAGACAGCTTCCACCGGACTCCCAATATGTTCGCGGGACTCACCGGAATCGGCCTGGCCTCTTCATCTCACGAAGACGCCAGGCTTTTTTATTTTCAGGGGAAAATTATGAATCGGATTCAAGAGACAAACGTGCAAGGCCTGTCGGGTGAACCGAAGGCGTCAGAGGTCTGCGCGGCCCTTGCCGACCTGGCAAATGTTATCGAGCGGTACGACAATATTGTTAAACGGTTGCACGACAGGCTGGATAGTGTTGTGGCCCCATCTGCACCGGCAGTAGAAGACTCGACAGGATCGAAATATTACGAAACGAAATTGGCGCAACGAATCAATACCATAAGAGGCACAGCCAAAGATTTCGCCGACGACCTTGAGTCTCTTCTCGAGCGCATAGAATTATAACAGTGAGGTACTTATCATGACGGCATCAACAGCATTTGTTTCGTCAGGCCAAATGGCGAGACGGCTACACACTTGCTCGGCATACCGGTTGGTTTGCTGCTTGATCTGAAACTACTATCAATATTTTGACTGACAATTTTTAAGCGTGCAAACCATGAAAAACAGACCAGAAAAACCCGCCGAGAAAGAGTTCATAGTCTGGATTCTCACAATCGCAATCCTGCTCGGCGGTCTGTGCTGGTATCACGCAGTGGACAAACGAGCAATCCTTGCCGACCATCTTCGAACACAGGCATACTATACTGAAATGGCCGCTAAATTTCAGGCAAAACAATGAGGTGATACATGAAAAGACTTTTCCCCCTTCTTCTGGTCTTCGCACTGTCTGGATGCGCCGGACTGACATCCGACCACTCAGCCGTCAACCAGATGATCTCCGAGCAAAACACCCAGCGATTCAAGGCATTCTCCGAAGGCATGGCTGGATGCGGCAACAATGCGGCCTGCCAGGTAGGTCTGGCAATGGGGTTTTCAGCCAACCTCGGGCAGCAGGCCTTGTTTAAGCCTGAAACGACTACTGACCTACTTCATGCCTTCCTTCCTTACGCCACCTTGGGGGTGGATGTGGCGAGGCTATGGCGCACGTCCTATTCTGGCGATGCCGCAGGATTTGTCATCACCGGAGACAATAACCAGATCAGTGGCGTAGCTAACAAACTGTCGGCGGATAACCAGAGCGGGGTAAATGCTTCATTCGAGGCAACTCCGAGCGTCGATCATTACGTTTATACGCAGGACAGGACGACCGATAGTGCGAACGGAACAACTGATAATTCCTCGGAGCTTGCGCCTGAAGTCGAGGAGCCAGTGGTCGAATGATCTACCTCGTCCTGGCAGGTATAGCCATCTTCGGCGGCATATCCTACGCCGGTTGGCAACACGGATACTGGCAGTGTCAGGTTGAGCAATACCTGCTCGGCGGGTTGGCGGCTTGTTACCTGTTGGCCGTTCTGGTCGGGCGAATTTGCCGCAAGATTAAAGGAGTACGATCATGACAATTTTATGGTGCGGCGGTGAAGGCATAGATTTTTCTGGGTCACCGGTTGCAAGCACAAATACTGACTATAAAAGAAATGACTTTGCACGATGCTCTTTATATAAAGACGCCATATTCCCTAGCTACCCTTTTCCTGGTGGCGAAATCACATCAGGATGGGTGTCTGGCAGGGTATGGACTCAGCCACTCACCTCATCAACATATAACTCAAATATTTTCGGCCTGACCGACAGTTCAGGAAAGGGACTGTGGCTTAAAAAAGCATCAGGGTATCTTTCCTTGCTCCTTTATGACGGCACCACATGGGCGACACTCCAGACGAGCGCCAGCGTTTTATTTAATACCGGCAACATTGACAAACTTGATATACAATTAACTAGTTATGGTGCATCGGCAAATGTTAAAGTGTACTTCAACGATACGCTTGTTATTGATTATACCGGTGATATCTCTATCTCAGGGGTTACAGGTTTTGCCTGTGTTGCTGGGTATGGGAAAAGTGGGGCGGCCGCTATATCTGAGTTAATAGCAGCAGACGAAGACACCCGCTTGATGTCCCTTAAAACCCTGGCCCCTGTTGCCGCAGGAGATTCTTCAGAGTGGACAAATGACTACACCAGTATAGACGAAGTAACCAATTCAGATGCAGACACAGTATTCACCGAAACAGCATCTCAGAACTTTCAATGCAACCTGACCGGAATGCCAATCGGTGACTATATCGTCAAAGCGGTAAAAGTCGCAGCAAGGATGACTGACGGCGTTGGCGGGATGGGAGTCAAGCAGGGGATCAAAACCAATTCAACTCTTGCCCTGAGCGATACCATCACCCTTGGTGGAGTCTGGGAAACGCACGAGCAGATGTACCAGAATAATCCGGTTACATCCAACCGTTTTACTCCGGCAGAAATAGAAGCACTCCAACTCGCATTTCAATCAGCGGCGGTGTAATTAATGGGCAAGGCCGAAATATCAAAAGCTGTAGGATACGCTGTTTTATCTCCGTCGCTAGGGATAAACATAAGTAAGGCCGTCGCTTACGCTGTTCTTGGCCCGCCAGAAGAAGCCACCGAACTTACATCTACAGGTAGCGTAACTACAGTCGGGGTGCGAGGGGAGTCTACTGCACCGGAAGAAGCAACGCTGCTTAATGCAGAGGCGTCAGTTACTGGAATAGGAACGAAGTCAGTTTCAAATAGTGCTGACCTGTCGGCAACATCTGAAATTACCTCTCTCGGAACAAAGTCCGCTCAGTCTTCACCTGACCTATCAGCAACAGACACACTCACAACTGAAGGAGCAAAACAGGCATCATTATCACCAGTACTCACCTCAATCCCCTCTTGCACCACCTACGGCGCAAAGTCCGTACCAAGTTCGTCTGACCTGTCAGCGACCGCCGACCTGCAAACGGCAGGATCGAAGTCAGCTTCGTCTTTGGCTGAACTTTCGGCGGTTGCAGATATTTACTCGGAAGGAACGGCAGAGGAGACGATACCTTCAGAAGCAGCAGTCCTTTCGGCAGTTGCCGGTATTACCTCTTTTGGCAGCAAGCAGGTAGAGTCACTGGCCGAAGCGTCCGCAACTGGAAGTGTTTACGCAGTCGGTACGAAGTCGGTAGCTTCGCTCGCAGATATATCAGTTATCGGAGAGTTGTTTGCAGAAGGAACAAAGACTACCAGTCAAGCGGTAGACCTATCTGCCGAGGCAAACATTACATCTGAGGGACATAAGGAGACATCCGTCGTAGTCGATCTTTCCGCAAAAGCGGAAATTATCAGCGAAGGCGAGAAGCATGCGGAATCAGTCGCAGACCTATCAGCCACATCAAGCATTACTTCGTCGGGAACAAAGGAGGTCTCTACGATCTCCGGCCTGTCAGCAGCAAGCGAAATAACTGCCAGCGGCAGCAAGGAAGTTTCATCAAGCGCAGAACTTTCGGCAGTCGGAGAACTATTGGTTCTCGCGATCAAACAAACCTTAGTAGTTTGCGACCTTTCCGTAGAATCGGAAATTACCTCAGTCGGAACAAAGACAGCCTATGGTGTTGCAGTTCTTGAAGCAGTATCTTCGATCACCTCATCAGGCAAACCGAAAGCAGCACGAACTGTAATACTCGAAGCTCACGCAGCAGTTACCGCAGCAGTCACGAAAGTAGCAAGAGGTCCGCCTGCGCTTGAAGCGACAGGTGCCTCAGTTACATCAGGCACGAAGGGCGGTGTATCTGCCCCTGATCTTTCATCCATCGCTGGTAGCGACGACTTCGGATCAAAGACAGTCTCAGGATACGCAATACTCGAAGCCACCGCGAATGATGTAACAACAAGCTATAATCCTATTATAATAGAGGAGTTTAGTTACCCCTCGAAAGTAGTTAGGACATGGTCGGCGGATTCGAAAGTAACTAGATCGGTAAGTGATATTTCAGCAGTGACCAGAACATGGTCGGCAAACTCAAAATTAAGGAACTAATAAAATGGGCGTATTCGTAGCAGCAGCAAAAAACACGATGTTGGACGCACTCACGGTTGACCGGCTTTCTCTCCATTCAGGCGATCCAGGATCAGCGGGAACGGCAAACGAGATTTCAGGCGGTTCTCCTGCATATGCTCGCAAGGCATGTACGTATGACGCAGCAAGCGGCGGAGAGCGCCTCTTGAACGCTTCTGTGACCTTCGATGTTCCGGCGAGTGCCAGTGTCCAGTACGTAGGCAAATGGGACTACAACGGCGGCACAATGGTATTTCACGGTAGCGATCAGGTAACAACTGAAAGTTACGGGGCGCAAGGCTCATATATCGTCACCGGAACAACCTCGAAACTCTCCCTCACTGACCCGGCGTAAGGAGTAGGCTATGATACGAAGTGGATTTTTTGCTGGACAAGTTGGTTGCCAGATTCGGCTCGATACACAGGACGACGCGGCTTATCTGGCAGCAGCCACAAAGCTCGAAATCCACTATCGTAGACCTACGTTCGTAACCGGGACATGGACAGCAACCCTTGACGGGACTGAGCTTGTCTACACGACAACTACAATTACTGATCTTTCTGTTGCCGGCGAGTGGATTGTCCAGGCGTATCTTGAAGGACCTGGGTGGAAGACAGCAGGTGAGAAAGTCGTAATGCTGGTTGATGAACCGATAAGGCCGATATCATGATTGTAGACCCTGAACCAACTCAAGGGGCGAACGAATGATTGAAATAACCACTCATCCACATATCGACGAAAACAACGTCCGGCTGCTCCGTGATGATGATTGTCCGGGCGTGTGTGTGAAGGGTGCCGAAACCCCGGACATCTGCCTCCATTACACGTTGCGATCTGCCGGAAACGGAAAAATGATCGAACTGTGCAGTCGCGATGAAGAGTGCCAGGAATGAGGTTGACTACCCTGGGCGTGACCCTGAGGACAAAATCGACGCCGACCCGGTAAAGCCGAAAGTCGGAATATCAATCGATCTGGCGGCGGTATGGCGATGGATTAAGAGGAGGCTGAGGAAGTGACGAAATTTCTTGTATTTGCAATTATCATAATCGCCGTCTGCTGTGGAATTCGCTTCGGTATAGAAATAACTGAGCAGGTAGAAATAAAGCGACACAACGCCAAGATGGAAGAGTTGCAAGAGAATCATTACAGAGTTCTCGAAGAGATAATGGCATCCGGTGTCAGCGGGAGGCAGAGCAATGCTTTGCCTGAAGGGTTTATGGAAAAGCGTAACGATGAGCCGATATGAAAGACTTTTGCACCCTCTCCCCCGACCACCCGTTCGGCTACGATATATCGGCATGATGTGCTCGCCACGACGACGATTACGCAGAGCAACTCGGGACCAGGCTACAAGCCGACTTGAGACTGTTCCTGTGAATCCGTCGAGCAGCCAATCAGGAGATTGCGCAAAAATATTACGATGCGGTCAGGTTGTGCGGATGGCCGTTCTGGATGAAGGCGAAATTTTGTAAGGAGCGAAAATGATCGACAAACTACTGGTTAATCTCGGAGTAAAGTACCTCGCCGCCAAGATGGACGGCCACAAGACCTATTTCGGCGGAATCGTCCTCATGCTCATCGGCGCATCGAAAATCATCACCGGGACAGTGGGTTTTATTGGCACGATGTTCCCGGACCTTGCCACTCCCATGGACCCGCAGAATTGCCTTGACCTGCTACTTGCCGGCGGCGGGTCCTTCGGGACTGGTTTGGCTGTTTTTGGCATCGGCCACAAGATCGAAAAGCAGGGGGTGTGACGATGACCGGATCCGACCACCGAAAGCTAACCGATGATGATATCCAAGCATTTATCGTTGCACTCAACGAAAACGAGAGCCATTGCCGATTCAAAGGTATCGATCCGCAACGGCTTAACGCTTCTGTTGAGTTCACCGAGGCGATAATTTCAGCGATCAGCGACAGCAAAAAAACGGTTCGAAATGCATTGATAAAGCTCGCCATTTACGGAATTGTCGGTCTTGCTTTGCTCGGTGCCGGGATAAAAATCAAGGAGTCAGTGAAGCCATGAGGTCAGTGAAGCCATGAGCACAGTAGAACGAATCCAACAACTACTTGATTGTGCCGTTCGTGTCCCGCTCTACGATGCAACAGGCAAGATTATTGTGCCTGCAGGCGTGGATGCTGCTGTCGAGGCGAGGGCGTACCGGAAATGTCTGCAGATTGCGAAAGAGGAAGAGGAAAACGATGACTGATCGACACTTTGACATCGCTTTCAGGTTAACGATGCAGAATGAGGGATTGGGTAAACTGACCAACGATTCGCGCGACCCGGGCGGTATGACTTATTCAGGGATTTCTCGCCGATACTGGCCGGAATGGGCCGGGTGGGTCACGATTGACCAGTGCGAGCAACCATTCCCTCCTGATACCATAGATCATTTGACAGATCTCACGAAATCTTTTTACCGGGTGAATTTCTGGAACCGGATGCAGGGTGACGAATTCGCCGAAATCTCGCCGGCAATCGCTTACGAGGTATTTGACACCGCGGTAAATATGGACGTGACCCGGGCCGTCGAATTCCTGCAGACCGGTTACAATGTCGGGCGGGGAGAGTATGGCGCCGATCTGGAGGTTGACGGGCGACTCGGGCCGAAGACTTTGGAGGCGATCAGGAATTACATGGCCAGCAAGCCGGGCACCCCGGCCCTTAATGAAGAGATCCTGCTGAACTGCATGAATGGGGAGCAGTATATTTTCTACAAAGCGAACCCGAGGCGGAAGTACTTCAGGGGCTGGTTCAGGAGGGTGTAGTATCATGATCAACCACAAACCCGCGAAACTCACATACCACTGCTGTTGCTGCAATCGTGTCCGGGGTGTTGATGGTAAATATTATGTGGTGCCGTACAATCACATTCCCGGTACAAAAGCGAGCCACGGATACTGTGGGCCCTGCCAAAACGAGATAATGAGTCGGCGCAGGGTGTCAGCTGATGGCGTGAGGGGAGCAAAAATGGTGCCGGAAAACTTCTCGCAAAAAGGTGTGTAGAAATGTGTAGAAATGTGTTGTTTTTTTGACCCTTTCAAACTGTTCTTTTTATCAATACTTTCAACTGGCTGGGGGACGAGGGCTCGAACCTCGATAAGCGGAGTCAGAGGTCGAATTGCGTCTCTGATTATTAATTATATCAATATGTTGTGATAGCCTATTTCAGTGTAGAAAAAACGTTATGTCAAACTGTCCTTCAATTACAGATGGTTGTGTAAGATAATTTTCTACACATTCGCTCGTTTTTATAGTAATGTTGGCCGATGAAGCCGTGTCTATCTGCACAACAAAAAGCGAGGATTAAATCATGTCTGTAAGGCCGCATCCGTCTAAGTCAAAGAAAAATCCAGGCATGTGGTGGTTGGTAGATATCGGCAGAGGTCGCGAAAGGAGACAGATAGTTTTTAATGGGACTGAGAGCGGTGCTTGCGCCTACGAGATCCAGATAAGGAGTGGTGCGACTGTTATCCCTGGCAAGAAAGAAAAAAATCTTGTTGTCGCCGCACTGCCACTAAAATCAGAAAATGGTCCTTTCGTCTACTTCCTTCAACAAGGAAAGCTCGGTCCTATTAAGATAGGATTTACCGACCAGTCTCTCTATACAAGGGTCAGGGCGCTCCAAACAGCCAACCCAGAGAAACTAAGGCTCATCGGTTATATAACTGGCGGAACTGAGCAAGATGAATATCACCTGCATGAAAAGTTTAAAACAACAAGGATTCACGGTGAATGGTTTTACCCATCAGCTGAATTGCTTGGTTTTATTAAAACAGTGTCACACTCACATGTTGCTCAAGAAATTATAAGGACCGTCATAAACCTTAGACAGTTACTGTCTGGAATAGATATGGAGAAATCAAACATGATCTTGAAACACCTGTTTGAGGGGAAAACGGCAGAAATTGAAGAGTTGCTTAGGTAAATCCACCCCTCCCGTCACACCCCCACCTTCTCTCGCATTGCGCGGGCTTCGTCGCCTACAAAATCCCGAGTGACATTGGTATAAATTTTGTTCGTCGTCTCGATGCTTGAATGACCAAGTATCCGCTGCAGGGCGTGGGGGTTCATCCCAGACTCGGCGGCCAGGGTCGCGAAGGTGTGGCGCAGGATGTGATGGTTCACTTTCCGGCCAATCTCCGAGAGAGTTGCAGCCCGCTTTAGCTCCTTCCAGATCGTCGTAAATGGGTGCGGCTCCTCTCCGTCTGCTCTTGATCTTGGGTTGACGGTCAGATACCCGCTGAACCGCTTTGACATTACCGGCTCAAGCTCGTTTTCAAACCGATCGCTCATAAACGGCACCATCCTTCTCTTGTTCCCCTTTCCCAGAACCGACAACACCCTCCTTGACTCGTCAATATCTTCAATGCGGAGTTTCAACGCTTCCTCCAAACGCAAGCCGTGATCAGCCATAAGCAGGAACAGCAACCGATATTCCGGCCTGATATGGGTGTAGAGAGCATTGAGTTGCCGGCGGGTAAGCGGCTTTGTTTCCTCTTCAGGGATGGTCCTTTTTTTCGGAAACTTGGGAATTTTCAGATTGAGCGCAGGACAATATCCATTTTGTTCGGCAAATCGCAACATTGACGAGAAATAATTGAGATGCTTGTTGATGGTTGTCGGGGTTAATCCTTTTTCTAAAAGATGAACTTTGAAGTCGTTAAATATCTGCGTGTTCAGGCTTAATGGATGATAGTTTCCAAGCAGGGGCACGATATAGAGGTCGATGCTGAAACGGATATCCCGAACGGTGCGCGGCGATGATTCGGTGGCATACCAGGCGAGAAATGGGAGAATGAGATCCTTCACCCGGGTGTTCGATGGAGAGATTGCCTTTTCGCCGCGGATGGCCTGCCTGAGATCACGTTCGATCTTGGCGGCGCTCTCGAAAGATCCCTGAAACGGGGTTTGGTCGCGACTCCCGGCCCGGCCTACATCGATTAGCCACCATATTTCGCCGGGCTTAGCCTTTTTGGGGTAATACCTGCGGACGCTCATCTCAATGCTTACGGTTGAACGGTTCGGCCGTGGTGTCGGCCTCGGTGGCCAGAACAATTATATACTCACTGCCATCGATCCTGATCGGCTTGCAATCCAGTTTGTATCGCAAGTTGTCAATTATTTTGTAACCACTCGATGCGGTTGCTGTTGTTTTTGCAATATTCAGCGGACATATGTCAAGATTCGTACACGCATCACCTTCACAGTTGTCGCAGAATTTCTTTCCCTTAAGGATCTTCAGAGAACGGCTCTTGATGTTTTGCTCGACAACGATATCATCGTGAATCAGCATCGCCGATACCGGCATTTCGTTAAATGCCGTTTGCCAATAAACTCTCTCCTTTTCAATGTCCCGGCACTGGCCAACAAATGCCTGGATAGATGTGGATGCGATCGCAACTGCATTCAGGACGTCCATAGAACTGACCTTCGCTGGAAATGTTTTTTCTGGGGCCGGGAATGCCAAGGGAGAAACAAAACGCAGGTGAGGCGCGTGGCGTGCGTCGGACTGCTGCTGCTTTCTCGCCCCTATCAGTATCAAGTCGTCTTCGTACATTCCAAGCGCCTTGCATATCTTTCTCCGCCATTTTGCGGTGCAACCAGAGCGCCTATTAAGCACTCTGCTCAGATTAACATCGTTGATGTTTGCTCGCTCAGCAATGTCTTTCTGAACCAAGTCTTTTTCCTCGATGACTGCCGACAACCCGGTAAGGAAAAAATCTAAATCTTCTTTTGTCATATCCATTAATTGCTCTTCGATGCTCTCATTCATTTCTGCTCTCCCGCTCAAAGGTTGAATATATCTGGATTTGTCAAAATGTAAAGAAACAAGTTAATGCTAACGTCAATACTACCATTAACTTTTTATTAGTGTCAAATAAATTTTTTCATGTGTCGAAATTTTCCGCAATAATAAATAAATAGCAACAAATGTTAGTAGTAAAGTTAATGTATACGCTAATTATGCAAATAAAAGTGTTGCGTCAACACTTGTGTTGCTGTAACATGGCCTCACATTAGCAAAACATGAGCGAGTGGAAAAATTGACGAAATTAACACAGATAGGTGGATAAATGGCAGGTGAGCAGAAAAGACATAAGATAACAAGTCAAGCTGCCTTAGCAAGACTTGTGCCATGCAACCCTGTTACTCTAAGCAGGGGAAAAACGCAAAAAGGGTATCTTTCCGTAGAAAAATACGAAATTTTGGCGCAACTGACAAACATCAATAAGGATTTGTGGGCGTTTGGCTCACGGAAGAAATTAGCGGCAGAATTGAGGGCGTTTTTCAAAAGACAGAAATACGGCTATTGAAAAGTTTAGATTAGCGAGGTGGGCAATGAATGAGCTTATTGTGGCAGGACCAGAAAATAAAAGAATGACCAGTTTGGAAATTTCCGAGCTGGTTGAAAAGCGGCATGACAACGTGAGGAGGACTATCGAAACCATCGCAAAGCGCGGCGTGATTGAATTACCTCAAACTGAGGAAATCCCCACAGCAACAAAACCGACATCTGTCTACCTCCTCGACAAGCGCTCCAGCCTGATCGTGGTCGCCCAGCTCTCCCCGGAATTCACCGCAAGGGTTATTGACCGGTGGCAGGAACTTGAATCACAGGCCAAGCAAATCATCCCCCAACTCCCCGACTTCACCAATCCGGCAATCGCCGCCAGGGCCTGGGCGGATGAGGTGGAGAAGAAACTGGAGCTTCAGCATGTCGTCACAGAACAGCAGGTCAAGATCTCTGCCGACCGCCCAAAAGTAGAGTTCGCCACCGCCATTGAGGATTCACGGAAATCCATCAAGGTTGACGACTTTGCCAAACTCCTCAACAATGCCGGAGTGAAGATCGGCAGGAATCGAATGTTTGAGTGGCTCAGAGAGAAGCGATACTTGATGGCGAACAACAAACCATATCAGGCCTACATCGACAACAGGTGGTTCTCGGTGGTTGAGAAAACCCGTGAATCAGATAACGGTCCGGTCCCGTACATCCAGACAATGATCACGGGAAAGGGCCAGATTGCTCTTACCAGGAAGATTGTTGAATATTTCAACCCGATCATCACAGTCGGCGCCGAAGCCAGAGCATAACCCCATGACCGCCCAAAAAATAAACCAAGGCACCATCCTCCAGCAGATCCTGGACCGCCTGATCGCAATTGAGAAACAGGTCGACCAGATTGCAAACCCCATGGCGTCAATCGCCCTGGAGGAGAAAACCGCGATACTCGGCAGGGCTATAGTATCGGGCGACAAGCAGCGGATCAAAGCAGCAAAAAAACTCATCAGCGGAGGCAAATAATGAAGAAAAGAGATCTGACGAAATACTATTACGGCCACATGAACCCGCAACCAACATTTTTGGACAAGCACGGCAAGAAGGTCGGCGCGGCAATCTGCGCCATGTCGGCAATATTCATGGTCGCGGTGATGATCCTCTCTTTATTCATGGTCGCGGTGATGATCCTCTCTTTCATGCTTATCGCTCCGACGGCGATTGAGGGGATGACCGATCATAGCTCACCAGACGGCAGATACGTTTTGCAAGGCCATGAACCTGTTAATGGATATGGAGGTGGAGTCGATGGCAAAGGAAGACTGGTTTGGAAATGAGGTCGAGGAGCAGGAAAAACCGCTCTCGAAAGTTGAAAAAGCAGTTTTGACGGTCGTTATATGCCTGGTGCTGGCCATATGCTGGATATTCAGCAAGTAGTCCGGGATTAAGTGAGGGAAAATCGGGAGAGCGGGCGGTTGCCGCCTGCAAGCCGAGGAGGGTGCGGCGATGATGGAGCGGTGGAGAGGAGAGGAGAGGAGAGGAGAGGAAAAACCTACCAGGATCATAATGCCGCCGCGGATTGTCAAACTCGGCAAGCGCGGGGCGGCGACAACCATGATTCTTACCTGCGACAATGGCGAGGAATACGGCATCCAGGAGCTGGCGAAGATTGTCGGCTTTGCCCACTCGCACGGGCTGTATCAGCGGCTGCGGTCGCACGGATGGGACAATGCCGACATCCTTAAACCGCCGAGTCGCAAGGGATACAGGATCGACGGGGGTGGATCTGGAGCGTGTGCCGAAAAAGGCGAATTGAGCCGGTTGAGCAACCGGAGCAGATCGGAGAATTTGAAGAAGATCCCGGCTGCCGGGATCTGGGAGAGAAGGTTATGAAGAAAGCGTATATGCGGGGTGAGTGGGCGTGAGAGTTGGCGGACACATCATATCGAACGGGAGAAAACCAGATTACGGCTGAGGCGAGCGCCCTCCTAGGGCGCGGACATAAATCAGCGGGATGGTATATCGGTGGCGTGATGGAGAGGGTTTTCTTTTATGGGTTGAAGGGTTCTCGGTGTCTTCCTCTCTATCACGCCTTTTGAGCGGTTTTAATTTCGGCGGGAGAAAAAATGATTCGGCAGATTGCAAGCGGGGTGATTATCGCGCCGGTGATGATGCTGGGGATCTGGCTGTTTATGGTGCAGCTGGCCGAATATGGCTGGTGAATGTGAAAACAATCAACTTAAGGAGAGCATGATGAGCGCAGAAAAAGGAACGAGTTCAAACCTGGCAGGGCTTGAACTCGTAGAAAGCAAAGGTCTTGGGATAACCTTATGTCAGGTCGGTAATATAAACTCTTTTTGTCCTTTGTGCAAGATTCTTTTGGTCATTGTCCGGCAACAGCAGTGGACAAGGATCTCTCAGTCGTTTTCTCCACGTTTTACCGGGCAGCAGAAGCTGCTTGTTGCTCCTTGATTGAGGAGGGCAAACAGCTATGACAAAGACGAGAGGACGCATACAGCGAGAAGGCACAATCAGATTTATCGATGCCGCTCTTTATATTACCGAAGATGGCCTTGCAGGGCTTTCTTGGGATGATCGTGAAAAATGGGAAAGGGATTTTAAGAAGCAGGTCTTTTCTCGAATCATCCAGCAGCTGAACCGCTTAGGGTGGACATGTATCGTACCGCCCGAGAAGGTTAAGCAGTACAGCCTCAATTTTGCGCGGTCGATGCGATACTGCGTCAAAGGTAATTTACAGGGCGATTTACAAATAACCGGCAGATGCATCGAATTCAAGATGTTCCAGAGTGTGAATACACCGACCAGGCCTGACCATGGCGGCAGATACGAGAGCGATAAGGAAATGGTGATGCCATACCTGATCAGGCTGGAGATGGAGCGAACCAGGCGGAGAATCAAAGACTATCTTTGTAATGTTTTCACTGGATATCGGTTTGATGCGCCCAAAAAAGAGAGAGGATTTGGAGGAATAACCGCCAGAGAGTGGGTGAAGCGTTCGACTGAAAGTTGCTGGCATTACGATAAGAACACCGGCCGGCGTCGTGGTGAAGAGAGTCCATACAACAACAGGAGCGCCGATGGACTTATTGTCGAACATGGCAAACGTGTCTGGTTTTCCGACTATAAGGGCAGGATCTGTACGGGAATTTCTCACTACAATATTAACAACATGTGGTGGGTTATTACCGGCAAGTATGGCCTGCGAAATCTCGCCAGCTTCGAAATATATGTCAAATTTCCCGGAAATATCAGGGTTAAGCGGAATCAGAAACAACGAGCGGCAAAGCTGAATAAACTTTTGAACGATGCCGTGTCGCAAATGAATTTTGAAAGGGCAATCGTACTACGTAATCTGCTTCATCAGGATTCGGCAAAATTGGTAAGCACTAGATGAAACTACTGTCAGTCAGCCGGCAGTAGTGAAAATGCAGCAAAACCGATAGGTGAAATATGAGAATTATAGCGATAGAGGAAAAGGACATTACCAGCCTTTTGGACAAACTGACGCTCACAGAATTTGAGATAAAAAACCGATACAAAACAGAACATGCCGACCTTGCCAACACAATACACAGGGCCTTCCATTATGAATTGGTCAAGTTTTTCCAGAGCCAGGGCGCAGACTGCAAGAGGTAGAGCGATGAAAATCCTATTGGTTGAAGAAGGGGATATCGATAAAGAAACGAATTGTTTAGCCAATGATATCGCCAAGAAATACCAATCAGGGGGATTCACCCATATCAGATTTGTCGGGCAACTCTGGGGTGTGCGGGTGAGCAATCTTTTAGGCCACAAGTTCATCTATCTTGATGATCCGGTAGAAGACTGAGCCGGTATTTGTAAACCGGGGGAATAATCCCCATAAAAACACAGGTGAATACCATGAGAACGATGAGAGCAAAAATGAAGGTGTCCAGGGTTGAGTCTTTCGAGACTTACCAAAATCTGACATTCCGCGCTGTTTGCAAGAGCGATGGATATCCGGCGGACGGCAGCGACGAGAATAACAGCTTCGCCAAATGGACACCGACGGCAGCGCTAAACATGACAGTGAACAATCCTGACCTTTTCGGAAAAATCAACGAAGGCGAGGAATATTACCTCGATTTCACCAAAGCTGAATAAATCTCAATCACTGCCATAGCAGACTGTTTGCCCTACAATAAGGTCAGGCAGTCTGACAGACTTCGAAATACTATCGATTTTTTGAAAATTTAAAAATGGAACGAAGATGAATACCATGCAAGCGCTGATCAATGCCGGCATTAACGCTTTTGGAGCGCAATTGTTGGCAGAGTCGTACTTGAAGAGCCCGCTGGCCGAGCAAGCTCTGCAGCGCGGCGAGCCTATGAAATTTTTTCTCCCAATCAATCGAAGCGATTGTCCTGGGTGGTCAGGGGTTGAAATTTTAATTTCAGCTGTCCCGGTACCGGACAAGATTGACTGTACTTGATATCGAAATATCAAAAGATGGTGACATGATGATAGGAAACCTGAACATCACCTGCAACTATTGCGGAAAGCCTCAGTGTGTTGTTGTGCCATATAATATCACCGACATGCATACGGCAGCAAAAAACTTCCTCGAGGCGGTTATCAGTCTCAACGAATCGCCTTTCGATCTACGGGCGGTTGATCAGTATAACATGGCCAAGCAGCAATTCATTGATGTTTTTGGATTATCTACAAGCCAACAGGGGTGAGTTTATGGGCGATTTTTTCGTTATGCTTTACACGCAGAACGGCAGTTTTGTCCCGATGATGGTCGATGATTACGACATCGCAAAATACAAGACAGAAGAAGAGGCAAGATTGGCGGCCACAGACAATCCGCTGGGCGAAGTATTCGGCTACGAAATTTTTGAAATAGGCGCGGGCTGGCGTTAGGCGCCGTGACAGACTTCGAAATACTATCGATTTTGAAAATTTAAAAACGGAGCGGAAAATGAACGAATTTAACATCCACATGTCGATCATTACTTTGATAGGGATTGCGTTGATGATTTTGGTTTGGATATGAACAATTAAGAAATCCTTAACAGTTGGTAAGCCATATGGACGACTTGATTTTATGGGCCGATAAGGCAGCGCACCTGCTTGCGGCAATACTGCGCAATCAAGGCCATGATGAGATCGTTGCTGCAAGATCGTTAATCGACGAATGGGACGCGAAGTTTGAAAATATCACATGGGAGAAACTAAATGAGTTGGGAATTACCGAAACGCATAATTGGAGAGATGGTGCGAGCGATGAACACCACAGAGAACCAAAAAGCAGGGATCGCGGGGAGGACAGGGGCGGTAGTAGGAATAGGCAATGCCAACCAGTACGGCTCACGCCTCTGCAAAATACAGGACGACAACGGAGCCTGTTTTGAGTGTCACGAACATAGTCTAGCCGGCAGTGTCAGGCGTGATGGTTGACTTCGAAATATATTGATTGAAATAAGCAAAAAGGAAATACGGTGCGAGGATCACGCCCATTGACAGCCGAAGAGGCACAGCGATTGAAGCGTCTCTTTTCCGGCAAGATGGCGACCAGAAATCTGGCGCTGTTTCTCCTGGGGGCGAATACCGGGTTTCGGATTACCGAGCTGCTGTCGCTGCGGCTCGGTGATGTCCTCGAGGAGGACGGGCGGATCAAGAGTCGGATCACGGTGAGCAGGCGGTTTATGAAGGGAAAGCGGGCATCGCGCAACGTCTATCTCAACGAGTATGCCCGGAAGGGTTTGCGTCCATGGCTGGTGGTGCTGCGGGACCAGTCGGTTATTCACCGGGACGATTTTGTCTTTCGCAGTTACGGCATGGGCAATAAGGCAATCGGCAGAGTTCAGGCGTGGAAAGTGATGACCAAGGTCTACAAGTTGGCGGGTCTGACCGGAAAACTCGGCACTCATGCCATGCGCAAAACCTTTGCCAACAATGTGTATCAGAAGCTGTTGAAGCGGGTGGCGGCGGGCGAGGCTATCGATGCGTTTCGATCGACATCGAAGGCGCTCGGTCATAGCGATATAAAAAGCACCGATCAGTATTTGAGTTTTCTCACTGAAGACATCGACGAGACTATTGCCGGGGTAGGGGTATGAAGGATGATCTTGCGGTCAGGCTGCTGACGATCGAGGACTTGACGGCCAGGTGGAGCATGAGCCCCAAGACCTGCTATCGGATTGCGGCGCAGTATAAAGAAATCCTCGATCCGAAGAAGATCGGCAGGGAATACCGGTTTGAGCCGGAGAACGTCAAACGGTTTGAAGAGCAGATGCGGATGGTCACTGAAGACAAGGAGGCGTGAGATGGAGTGTTCGTGTGTATATGTCAACCATGAGAGCAGTATTTTCGCGATGTGGTCGGCGGATTTGGGATTTATCCCCGCCAAGCGCGTGGTCTATTGCGATGAGTGCGGGGCGGCAATCGCCCCGGGTGAGCTGCATGAAAAATACTGTGTGCAGTGGGAACATCACCAACATTTCTTGAGGCATGCTGGAGTTGAAGGGGAATACCGGTCGTATCGGACCTGTCCGGACTGCCACTCCATCCGCAAGGAATTCTTTTGCGATGGCTGGATATGGACCCAGATTATCGACGATCTGTGGGATCATATCGTCAGTATTGACGGCGAGCTGAGTGAAACGTGTCTCATCGAGCTGACGCCTGGTGGACGGGCAATGGTCTGCGATTTAATCGAGTATATGTGGCGGATGGATGAGGGAATACGAGAGGAGATCGGCGCATGAAACGATATTTCTGGACCAACAAAGAAAGCGCGGTTGTCGCCGAATATTATCCGGTCGGCGGGATGAAGGCCTGTCTGCCTCTTTTGCCGCGGCGGACGCAGAAGGGGATCTATTGTCAGGCGCGTAAGCTGGGCCTGATGTTCGGCAACAACAAGCCGAGGCAGCGGAAGCGGTGGGCGACCACCGAACGGATAGACCGGATGATCATCGACTGTTACCGGCAGTCGCCGGAGAAAGGCGCTTTAAAGAAGCTGGCGAAGACGATTGCCAGGCCCTACTGGTGGGTGAAGAGCAGGGCGCAGGCGCTGGGGGCGGCATCGGTGGCGCTGGCCGGAAACAAGGAACCGCAATGGTCGGAAGCCGAGTTGCTGCTGCTGCGGAAAAACTCCTGCAAGCATCCGCAGACCATATCGAAAATATTCAGGGCACATGGTTTTAAGCGTTCTGCCACGGCAATTGTGGTGAAGCGCAAGCGGTTGAAATTCGACACCGTCGATATCGACGTGTTTACCGCCCGCCAGCTGGCCGAGGAGTTCGGCGTCGATCCGAAGGTTGTTACAGGCTGGATTCGCAAAGGATGGTTGAAGGCCGGGCGGATGGGTACGGCGCGGCGTAATCCGGATGAGGATGCGTACCGGATCAAGCGGAAGAGTGTGCGAAATTTTGTGGTGGAGAGCGTCGGGGTTATCGATATCCGTAAGGTCGACAAGGTGTGGTTTGTCGATCTGCTGGCCAATCCTTGAGGGTGAGGGGAGATATCATGAGCGACGAGCGGCCGATCTTTGCCCGGTGGCGGTATCCATTTGCTGAAATAGAGGGCAAGAAAATATTGATTATCGAGTTTTTCGAAGCGCGGCACTGGCGGTTGCGGCAGGGGATGGATGTCTGGCCATCGCCGAAGGAGCGGGAAGACTGGGGCCGGCCGGGATGGTCGGAGATGTTTCGCTTGCGGATCAACGGCAGGTGGTTCGGGCCGCGAAAGTTGAGTTTCTTCACCATGGTTCAGGCGGCGCGGATCGTTGCGCGGATACTGGCTGACCGAAAGATCGAGGACCGGCACGTGCTGGAACTGGTCGAGGAGAGGGAAGCGTGGGCGTATATCGGCGGCGAAGGGGCGGTCTGGCAGGTTGGGCAAGTCGATAGCGGGATGAATTGACCATGGCCTTTAAGATGGTCAAACCGAAAAAACTGGACGACGAGGTGGTGTGCAGGATGCAGGGAGAATTGTTTATGACGAAATCTTGGTGCAGGCAGGCGCAGTACAACGAGATATGCCACGGTTGCCCGGAGAATGAGGGGTTGGCGAAGAGCAGGTTTCAGTTGGAGAGGGATGGGGTGGATCACAATCATGGCTGAGAAATACCGTAAAGTAGATCCGAGGGTATGGAAGGATGAAAAATTTATCACTCTGTCGGAGAGGGATAAGCTCATTTTCATCTACTGCATCACCGCTCAAGTAAACCGGATCGGGATCTTTAATTTTTCGCCGGCGATGGCTGCGGAAGACGTTGGCGTAACTAATACCCAAACGTTTCGGGAACGTTTCGATAACGTCAAAAAACTCTTCGGTTGGGGGTATGATGAAACGTTCAGAGTGCTCTATATTCCCACCTGGTGGAAGTACAATTTGCCCGAGAACAGAAACGTGTTGCTGGGCAACTTGAAAGACCTTCACGAACTCCCGAACACTCCACTTTTATCTTTATTTTACAGCAACTTAAAATATCTTGGCGACCTTGCCGAAACGTTTAGCCAAACGTTAGCCGAACGTTACCGCAAACCCTCGCCAATACAGGAACAGGAACAGGAACAGGAACAGGAAGGTTATTGTCCGGAGCTGCGCGGCACCTCCGAACCGGCCGCCACGGATCAGCCTGTTGGCCATGATCAGGAAAAACCTGTGATGGTTTTTCCGCTCATCAAAAAAGACGGCGAGTTTGCAATTTTTCAGAAAGACATCGACGAATGGCAGGAGTCCTTCCCCGGGATCGATGTTGAAATCGATCTGAAGGTCTGCCGGCAGTGGTCGGTCGATAATCCGTCCAGGCGGAAAACCAGGAATGGCATCCGCAAGCATATCTCGGGGTGGCTGGCCAAGGAGCAGGACCGGAAGGGGAGAGAGTTGGGGAATGCGGTGAAACCTCCAAGCAACGGCAAGGCCAGGTGTGGAATGTGTTCGTACAACAGCCGGGGGAGAAAATGCCGGAACCTTGGGAAGGAAGATTTCGATGTGAAAACGTGCGCAGCATTTGTGAGGGTTGATGCATGAAAACAATTTCGTGGAGTGAATTGGGAAAGGTTTTTGCCGGCAGGCCGGTAATGGCGGTCAGCCTTTGGCAGCCGTGGGCGAGTTTGATAATGACCGGGGCGAAGACGTTTGAGACGCGGTCATGGGCGACTGAGTATCGGGGGCCTTTGGTGATCTGCGCTGCAAAGGCTGGACTTCCAAAAGGAGAGTTGCGGGCGATACTGATGCACGATGCTTTCCGCCAGGCGCTTTCTCCGATACTCGGTCTCGGATCCGAGTTGGGAGAATTTGAGTTTGCCGCGGCCGCAATGGGACTTCTTCCGCGTGGTATGGCGCTGGGATGTGTCGACGTGGTCGACTGCATCGGCACTGAGCGGCTTGGAGCAGATAGCGCTGCGGGTCGAATAGAGTCGATATTGCCGGAGATTTTGTTTGGCGATTTTTCTCCGGGAAGATTCGCCTGGAAATTGGAAAACGTCAGGCCGTTTGCCGAGCTGGTGCCGGTGAAAGGAAAACAAGGGTTTTTCAAAATTGATATCAATGCGGTGGGAGGTATTTCATGAAAGTTTTGTATCACGCGAATTGCAATGATGGGGCGGCTGCGGCGCTGGCGGTGTGGTTGAAGTATGGCGATAAAGGGGTTGAGTATATCCCGGTGCAGTATGGGCAGGAACCGCCGGAAGGATTGGATGGGGAAGAGGTTGTCATCGTCGATTTCAGCTACAAGCGGGATGTGTTGGTCGAGATGGCGAAAGTTGCCGAATGGCTGCTGGTGCTCGATCATCACAAAACGGCGGAATTGGAGTTGCAGGGCTTGTCAGGCGAAAATATCGAAGCATATTTCGACATGACGAAATCCGGCGCGGTGATGGCCTGGGAATATTTTCACGAATCGCCGGTACCGAAGCTGTTTCTGGTCATCCAGGACCGCGATTTGTGGAAATTCGAGTTCGGCCAATACACGATGCATTGTCAAAAAGGGTTGCAGTTGCATCCGGAGTGGCGAACATGGATGACGCTGCAGCCAAACGAGTTGGCGAAAGAGGGAATGGCGGTCAACTCCTACATGGAATTGCAGACGAAAAAGATGATCAAGGATGGTCCGGTGAAATGGGATGTTACCGGCGATATTGTGCCGGTTTACAACATGCCAGGATTCATGCTTTCCGATTCACTGCATGCGGCCCTCGAACGGTATCCTGATGCACCGTTTGCGGTAGGATATTTCGATCTGGCTGGAGGGAGCAAGCGCGTGTATTCCCTGCGGTCAAGGGAAGGCGGGGTCGATGTCTCGGAGATTGCCAGGAAGCATGGTGGTGGAGGGCATGTTCATGCCGCCGGATTTTCGATGGATCTGCTGCCGGCATGGTTATGAACGGCCGGGCGGAGAAGAGGGAGATGCCATGCGCCGGTTGCGGCAAGCCGGCAGAGCCTGATGACGGGCTCTGCCGGGAGTGCGCGGAGATGTTGAACAGGCTGGCTTGTGTTTTTGAGGGGCGGGAGGAGGAAAGGCGATGACGAGAGCAATACCACGATTGCAGCCGGGGCTGTTCGACGAACTGGCGGTAGATAATTTTGCGGGGGGAGGCGGGGCGAGCCTGGCGATGGAGTGGGGGCTTGGTCGGGCGGTCGATATCGCCATCAATCACGACGGAGAGGCGGTTGTAATGCATTCCGCCAATCATCCCTACGCCAGGCACTACCGGGAGGACGTGTGGAATATCGATCCCATTGCCGTGTGCAAGGGCCGTCCTGTCGGGCTGGCGTGGTTTTCTCCAGACTGCAAGCATCACAGTAAAGCCAAAGGTGGAAAGCCGGTAGCGCGAAATATTCGCGGGCTGGCCTGGGTGGTAGTGAGGTGGGCGGTAAAGGTGCGGCCGCGGGTGATCATGCTGGAAAACGTCGAAGAGTTTGCCGAGTGGGGGCCGCTGGTACCGGCCTGTGATGAGAAGGGTCGGAAAAAACTCGATGCGACCGGCAACGAGATCCTTATGCCGTGCAAGTACAACAAAGGCAAAACCTTTTACCTATGGGTATCCAGGCTGGAGCGGCTTGGATATAAGGTCGACTGGCGGGAACTGAGGGCTTGTGACTACGGCGCCCCGACCATCCGGAAGCGACTGTTTCTGGTGGCCAGGTGCGACGGTATGCCGATTGTCTGGCCGGAACCGACACACGGCGATCCCCGGGGGGAAGGAGTGCGGAGCGGAAAGTTGCTGCCGTGGAGGACTGCTGCGGATTGCATCGACTGGAGTATTCCGTGTCCGTCGATCTTTGAGCGGAAAAAGCCGCTTGCCGATGCTACGCTGCGGCGGATTGCGAAGGGTGTCATGCGGTATGTGGTGAATTGTGCCGAGCCGTTTATTGTCACGTATTACGGCGATAAAGGCTGGAGTGGAGATTTTCGCGGGCAAGGGATGGACGATCCGCTGGCGACCCAGACCACTGAAAATCGGCATGCTTTGGTTGTGCCGGTATTCACCGAATGCGCAAATGCATCGTCTCCCCGTTGTATGGATGCAGGAGAACCGCTGCGGACCATATGCGCAAATCCGAAAGGAGGGCATCATGCCTTGGTTGAGGCGTTTCTTGCCAAACATTATGGTGGTGTCGTTGGTTCAGAGTTGGAAAAACCTATTGGTACTGTGACTTCAGTCGACCATCACTCGCTTGTCACTGCGTCGGTGGTGCGGCAATTTGGGAAAAGCGTGGGGGCTGGGGTGGAAGATCTTGTTGGCACAGTGACTGCCGGCGGTGGCGGAAAAACAGTCCTGGTGACATCCAGCCTGGTCAAGCTGCGCGGCACCTGTAAGGACGGCCAGGCAGTTATTTCTCCAATGCCGACCGTAACCGCGACAGGTACACATATCGGAGAGGTCAGGGCATTTCTGCTGAAGTACTATGGCAGCGACCAGGCCCCGGAGATGCTGGAGCCCTTGCATACCGTTACGACCAAAGACAGGTTTGGATTGGTGACGGTAAGAGGGGAGCAATACCAGATTGTCGATATAGGTCTGCGCATGCTGTCGCCGCGTGAGTTGTTCAGGGCTCAAGGTTTCCCGGATGAGTATATCATCGATCCGGTTGTAAACGGCAAGCCTTTGACAAAGACAGCGCAAGTAAGGATGTGCGGAAATTCTGTGTCGCCGTGGCCGGCGGCGGCACTGGTACGGGCGAATGTGAGATTGGCTTCCGGTGCGAGGTTGGTGGCGTGATGGCAACGACAAAAATACATTGGGCGGATAAGGTTTGGAACCCGGTAACCGGCTGCAGCAAGGTTTCTTCCGGCTGCGAGAATTGTTATGCCGAGAAGATGAGTAAGCGGCTTGCAGGACGATATGGGTACCACAAAGATGAGCCGTTCAGGGTAACAGTACATCCGGATCGCCTAGGAGAGCCGGGGGAGTGGAAAAAGCCGCAACGGGTTTTTGTCTGCTCCATGGCCGATCTGTTCCATGATGATGTGCCGATTGATTTTATCCTGCGGGTTTTTGGCAGGATGAATGCACTGAGACACCATACCTTTATGTTGTTGACCAAGAGACCGGAAAACGCGATGGAGTTTTGTTTTCATACTGGTTTGACGCCTTCAGGGTTTCCGTTTCCTGCTTGCTCTACTCCGAGCGGGGAAGTGTGGCCGGAAAATGTGTGGCTTGGGGTAACGGCTGAAAATCAGGAGATGGCTGATAAGCGGATTCCTGTTTTGTTGCAGATTCCTGTAACTGTTCGCTTTGTTTCGGTTGAGCCGATGCTTGGGTCGGTTGATCTCGAAAGGGTGCAATGGCCAGGAAAACATAAGGTTGATGTGCTACGCAGGGGTGCATGGAATATCCCTGGCGGGATGAGCGGATTTACCAACCACAGTGATATGAATGGCATTGATTGGGTAATCTGCGGCGGTGAGTCTGGACAAAAAGCAAGACCTATGCACCTAGAGTGGGCCGAATCTCTTCGCGATCAATGCAAAGCCGCTGGGGTTCCATTTTTTATGAAGCAGATGAGCGGAAAGATAAGGGCGGATCGGGATGCAATACCCGCTCATATCGATATTCAGCAGTTTCCAGGTTGACGTATGGGGAAAATATCTGTCGAAGATATCCCTCTTGAGGCGATAACCGCTGCTCGTGATGCTATGGCTGATGAGTATTTGTCGAAAAAAATTGCACTCGAGCAATCATCTTTCGTTATCCGTCTGCACAAGAAAAGGATTACGGAAAGAATATTAAAAATTGGCCGGTATCTGTCCCAGCTGGACGATTGGATAAAGGAGATTAGAAGATGAGCGCTACTATCAGTGTGGATTTAGGTGTTAAGTCATATATGGACTACCACCGAGCAAACTCACGGCCAAATACAATCCGTGGGTTCGAATATACCCTCAACAAATTTCGGGAACTGTTTTCTGGAAGTGATATCAACGATATTCCTGATGCCGACGTTGCGACTTTACTTGAAATGTTGACAGACGGCTTGAGCGCATCCACGAAAAGCAACCGCGCCGGGCAAATATCTGCTTTCTTTAATTTTGTGGCCGATACGTTCGAGCTGCAGCATCTGATCAACCCTTGTGCCAAAGGGATCATCAAAAAGCTTTACAAACAGCCACGGCATACCCCGCCTGAGTTGCTGGATAAAGAAATTGTGGATGAAATTATCTACCGAGCCCAGGGCAGGGACCGCCTCATGCTCGAACTCATGGGCAGGACGGCAATGCGCATTGGTGAGGTCCTCAATATTCGCCCGGTACATCTCAATATTGAGGTGAACACCATTTTGATTGAAGAACCGAAATCCGGTAGACAGGGTGAAGTTGTGTACCTGCCTCAGCGATTGATGCGCCGGGTCGATGATTTCGTTAAAGAGAACTCGATAGCCAGGAATGAGAAGATATTCGATTTGTCGTATAGCACCGCGTTCAGGATGGTTAAAAGTCGTGGTGAGGAGGTCGGTGTGAGGCTCCGCCCTCATGATCTCAGGCGCCATGCTGCAACCCAGGCGTCGAGGTCGGGCATGGCGCTCGAACTTGTGAGTAAAATTTTACTTCGGCATGCTGATATTGCGACTACCCAGCGATACCTCGGGAAAGTCTCGGTGGCTGAAGCGAGTAGGGCAATTGAGGATCTATTAGGATGAGTATAAGCCAGGTGGCGATATTGATATTTTCATCTTCTTCGATCTGGGCGATGGCTGGAATCAAGCATCGGCGTCTTGGGTTTGTCCTTGGGCTGTGCGGTCAACCATTTTGGCTGTACACAACGTATGTTTCCGGGCAGTGGGGAATGTTTGTGGTGAGCTGCTGGTTCACGGTGAATCATGTCCGGGGGTTGGTTAATAATTGGCGGGTAGAGTGAGCAATTCGAATATCACCGGGGTATCGGTCGACGATATCAAAATTCTGCGGGAAGCCGCATAGCGGCATGGGGGGGTGGCATGGAAAAACGGAAATCGTATGTCGTGACAATGAAAATAACCCCGCCGGTTACAGCGACCAGGACGGAGGTACTTGGCTGGCTGGCTTTTGAAGTCGGCAAAACCGGGTCTTTATCCCTGGATCATCCGCTGGCGGATTGC